AGGGCGCTAAAGGTAAAGGTCCCACAGGAACTATGGAAGTAGAACCGTCTATCGAAGGTTAATATGAGTAACATGAATCCTCCCACAAATAACACTGAGTACATCAATACTCTAGACTATAAAAAGCTAGAGTGGAAGATGACTCAGGTGAAGTCTATTCTTGATGACTTGGTAGATAAGTCTGTCGCCTCTAGAAAGCTCCGGTTCGCGGAGATTGATATAGAGGTGGAGCGAGAAGCCGGGAGGATTCAACCTGATGAGTTGTACATACCTACACACATCATTGATACTAATATACGTCGAGAGCAATCATCGTACATACAGTACATTACTCAATCACCTAGGGCAGTAATCTTGAGAGACCCTAGCGATGCAACAGCTGACTTAGCTAATCTAGAGAGAGACTTAACTGACAAACTACGGTATGACGGTTGGCAGTTAAGTCTCTTCTCTGCTATAGATGCCTTTCAAGCGAATGGCTATTCTATAATGGAAGTTGTACAAGACCAATCTAAGATTGGTGAGATAGCTCATGAGCATGTCACTATGCAGGATTTTGCTTATGTGGCTGATACTAAAGACTTACAAGCTTGTGAGATGTTAGGTAGGACTTATCACTATACTAGGACTAAACTTCTCGCACTTTGCGGTGACCCAGCTCAACCTAAAGACAGTGATTGGTCAAAGAGTGAAGTAGATAAGATTCTTGAGGGTGAGTCTAATGCTGGTACTAGTGAACCAGAGGAGTCTTCTGAAGATAAAGATAAGTCTCTTTTTAGAGTACAGAAACTAATGTTTCGTGTCAATGGTATTGTACAAGTAGGTTGGGCTTGTATAGGTGTGTGCGATGATTGGGTTCGTAAGCCTCGGCCTTTATACCTTGGTCGTCGGCAGCCTTATACTCCACAAGAGATTCAGCGTTTGCAGATGCAGAATCCTCAACAACCTGTAAATCCTACTCTTATACAGAATGGTAAGGTACAGTATGAGACTGCTTATCCTTATTTCTTGTTTCAGTATCTTATTTCTGAAGATGATACTATCTCTCATCTTAAAGGCCGGATTTTCTTAGACCAAGACTCCCAAGAAGCGGTTAGTAGTCTCCTCTCTAGCACAGTCACACAAGCTCGTCGTTCTGCTGGCCCCTATTGGGCTAAGAAGGAGAATGACCCTAATGATGATGTACTAATGAAGAAGAATGTATACTTCAAGCCTAATTGCTTACTGCCTTCTGGTATAGAGTCCTTTATGATGAAAGCTCCTGAACCCGGTATGTTTCAAGCTATTAATATGCTAGTTGGTAATAACCAATCTGAGACTAGTCAAGTGAATTTTGCGGAGAGTAATAATCAGAAAGATAGTAGAAAAACTGCTACTGCTGTTAAAGAGTCTAGAGCACAGAGACAAGAGCTTACTACTGTACAGGTTGTATTGTTTTCTCAAGCCCTTAGAAATCTTTATACCACAATGTGTTCTGTTATTAAGTCACGTGTACTATCTGGACTACTGCAAGTTAACCCCTCTATATTACCTCTATACTCTCGCACTTTCCAAGTTAAGCCTTCTGGTGACGTGGATGTTATAGAGAAAAGTAATCTCATACAAGCTATGATGACTGCTTGGCCTGTAGTGTCACAGACCGGGGCTGCTATACCCTTTTTATGTGATATGTTGGAGAAAGCTTTTCCTGATAATGCTGCTAAGTATTTACAAGCTATACAACAGCAACAAGCTCAGCAGAGTAATCAGCAAGCTCAACAGATGAAAGAGATGACTGGATTTGCTATGCAGTTAGCACAAGGGATTGAGGAGTTGGATAAGCATAAGAATTGGTTCTCTGAGGAAGGGCAACTTGCAGCTTATCCTCTTGTACAAAGAGCTAGTATAATGATAGACCAAATGAGACAACAAATGAAAGGTACAAAATCACCATGACACCCCAACAGATTAAGCAGCAAGAAGAGTTACAAAGACTACAAACTAAACTACATGTTGACTGGTTAAAGCATCCTGTAACTCAAGACTTTGTTAAGGTGCTTTATGCTAGGAGAGATAATCAAGTTAAAGAACTACAAGATGGTATTCTATCATCTAGTGATGAAAAGAAAGAGATAAAATATAGAGCAAGCATACAAGCAATGGTAGCAGATATAGTTATAGCAACAGATACTATAATATTCGTACAAGAACTCAACAAACTAACACCCAACAACCAATAAGATAATTATGGCAATCGAACTAGACAAACTCCCCAAAGATGAAAAGTCCGGACTTCCAGTAGTACAAGCTCCCACTAAAGGTAACACTAATATAGTAATCCCTGAAAAAGTATCAGCCTCCACCTTTATAGATGAGTTTGAAGTGGAACAGTTACCTGAGCAAGGTAAGGCAGAAGACCTTGCTAAAGGTACTACTAAGGTAGAGGATAAGAAGGGTGAACCGGCGCAGCCGGCTCTTGAGACTGTTGACCAGAAGACTGAAAAGGCCGATGAGAACGTAGAAGATAAGAAGGAAGAAACTACTAAGGTCAATTCTCTCGATAAGATTCTAAAGAAGCCGGGGCAGAAGAAAGACGAGACAATTAAGCCAGAAGACAAGAAGACAGATGAAACTATTAAGCCTATTGTTCCATCTAAGACTACTAGGGATTATACAGGATTCTCTCCTGAAGAAGTGACAGCTCTTAAAGGTATGTCTAATGAAGGTTTTGCTTATGCTGTTAAGATGCGTAAGGAGAATCAAGAGTTGGCTAAGTTACGGGATACTACTTACTTGCAGCATGAGAAAGCTTATACTCTTACTCCGGAATATCAAGAACTCTCACAGACTACTCGTCTTGCGAACTTTGAGACTAAGTATTGGAATGAACAGTTGATAGCTATGGATGCTGGTAAGGATTTGATTCCTCTTAAGGGTTATGATACTCGTACCGGACAACCTGTCTTTGGGGAACCTCTTAAACCTTCTAAGCAGCTAGAAGAAGAAGTTCGTCAGGCGATGTATGATGCTAGTAACTTAGTAAGGACTAATCAAGCTAAGCTGTCTGAATTCCCGCAACGCTACAAGTCTACAATCCAACAGGAATTATCTAACATAGAAAACTATAGAAAGTCTCAATTCGGTTGGGTAGCTGACCCTACTATGTTGGACTATACTATGGATATAGGCGGTAAGGAAAAGTCTCTTAAGCAGATTAGAGAGGATGTAATTTCTATGGTTCCACCAGCTTTAAGGAACAATCCTCTTGTTGGTGTTCTAGGTGACCTTGTGATAGCTGTTCAAATACAGAAAGCTCAGCTATCGGCCTATGAATCTACCAATACAGTAGCCAAGACTAAAGAGGAAGAGACTGAACTTGTAGAACCTTCATCTAAAGATAAGCCTATAAGTAAGGGTTCTAAAGATGAAGAAGTACATGGTATGAAAGAATTTAAGATAGACCCAATGCTTGTATGACTAATGACTATACACAAGAAGATATAGATAGATTCTGGGAGAAAGTAAATAAAACAGAATCTTGTTGGTTATGGACTGGAGGTAAAAGTACACAAGGTTATGGTGTCTTTAGGTATCATGGCCCCTACATATATTCTCACAGATTCTCCTATCTTTTAAAGGATAAGGAATATGACCAAAGTTTATGTGTATTGCATTCTTGTGATAAGCCTTCTTGTGTAAACCCTGACCACTTATTCTTAGGAACGCAGAAAGAAAATATGCAAGATAAGTTAAATAAAAATAGACAGGCTAAAGGGCTTAGTATAAGTGGAGTTCTTACTGAAGAAGATGCATTAAGTATAATTGATTTATATAAGCAAGGTAACACACAAAGATATATAAGTTCACTTTTTAATATCAATCAAAGTCAAGTAAGTAAAATTGTTAGTGGTAGTAGATGGGGGCATCTTAAAAGATAGATATTGGCACGAGAAATGCTATAGTAGAGTTGCTACTACAGCACAAGGGCATGTGTATCGCTTCTTTAGCACAAGGGCATGTGTACAATGTAACCGCTCTATAATAGAGCATAACTACTATATTCTTGTGCCTGTATTTTATAACCAGCCTGCCGTTTTCGGCAACGCTACTGTAGAAGATGTGAATAAGTTTAATTCACTCCCCTTCTATCTTGTTCGTAATGAAGTTAAACAGTTTCCAATCTGGTCAGTCTTTGACCAACTCTACGGTGAGATAGATTGGCAAGCTAATGAAGGTAACACTATGAAGGGTGTTACTCCTCAGCGTTCACCTGTTAGTCGCTCCTTCTTCTTCCCTAACGCTATTACACAAGTCCCCAATAAGGATGTGTATACTGTTACGGAATCTGTTGAACAGACTCAGCTCTACATGCACGACTATGAGTCCTTCCAGTTCAACTTCCTCCCCTCGTTTGTAGTATTCTGGAAGAACTACTTGCAGTTCGCTAATGCTGATATTGTTCGTCAGATTGCTGTCTCGAACAATCAGTTCATTGAGACGAACATGTACTACAATTCTCCATATTACTATATTGCGGGTGTTGGTCTTCAGTATGGTGCTCCTACTACTATGGGTAATGATGCTGGTACTGCTGCTGGGTCTAAGACTGCACAGTGGTTGGTTGGTGTTACCAATGGTCAAGGAGGTGTCTCTGGTATCAATGTTAATGGATTGCGTTTGCGGGATGTATTCAATGCATTCATGAATCTCCAAGAAGACCTTGCTGCTCCGGCCTTTGGTGGTTCTAAGAACATGCCTAAGGATAATGATGGTTTGAAGGAGAAGTACGTTGTTCTATTGTCTTCTGAAGACTTCCTTAACTTCACCTTTGACCCTGATGTTATTAACAAACTTCAAGGTCTTGCTCCTTGTGACTTGAATCTACTGTTCAATGACTTTAAGGGTCTTCTCTTTGGGTTCTTGACCTGCAAGATTAATAAGTACCCTATCCGTTACAATACTATAGACATTACTACGCCGGATGGTCTTACTGTTATCTATAAGGCTGGTACTCCTATTGCTCCTGAAATCTTTGATGCTACGGACAATAAGTGGAAACCTAATCCGTACTATACTTCTCGTATTAGCGCTCCTTACACTATTAGCTGGATTCTTGGTGCTGACAGGGCTAAGACTGTTAAGGTTGGGCCTCCGCCGAAAGAGTTTGCAGCTGTTAATATGAGTGCTAAGAAGTTCTACTCTATGAGATGGAATGGTGAAGTTCAGTTGACTGACCAAGTTCTTATCTTTGATGCGAACAATGTTCCTTCACTAAACGTCTATGGTAAGCAGTTGAAGTTTATCTCTGAGCTTACTCATGGTTACTTGGAAGGTGAACGTCGTTATGCCTTCCCAATTTTTAGCAAACGTACTCGTCCTGCTAATGTGGCTTAATCATTAATATAATCAAACATATGAAGAAAATACTTCTTATCTCTCTCATCAGTGCTGTTAGTCTTATCTCTAAAGCTGATACTGCATCTGTTAACTCATTGCCGGGCACTATGACTAATATCTTTACAGGGTATGGTGTAGTAACTACTATTACTGTTACTAGTCTTACCAGTACTAACACACAAGGTTTGTTGGTTGATGCTCCGACTAATTCATTGGGTTATGCTACTCTTGCATATACTAATGTTCTGTCGTATATCACTAATCTTACTACCAATCCGGGCGGTGGTGGTATGCAACCTAATTACACAAACTATTTTGGTGTTGTAACTACACTCACTAATAGTTCTGGTAATTTGTTTGTTCTTGTGGATGTTACTAACAGTGTTCCCGCTGCTAGTAATAACTGGGTTACTTATGGTATTGGTAGTGCCGGTAGTGCTAGTACTACTATCCCATCTGCGAACATCAATATTATTCGTGGTCTGTGGTTTACCAATACGTCTTCGGGTACCGGCCCTTCGACTATCTCTGTGACGTATCGTAAGCAGTAAGTCTCTTAATTGGAGAGTACTAGTTATTTATACTAGTACTCTCCTTTCTCTTATTAACCAATATGTTAAGAACTATTTCAACCTGCGAGAAGAATTTGGTACCTCTTCCCGCCAATGCTATTAATGTACCAGATAGTGTTTCTACTGTTGTAATCGTTGATTACAGAAAAGTAGCTCAATTTGCTCATGAGATAGCTTCTATAACTTTGCAGAATGTGGGAGGGAATAAAGCTTATATTGCTTTTGGTCAAGATGCTGATGCTACAACTGCTTATCATAAGATGATAGACGTTGGTCAAGAGTTAGCTATTCCTCTTGTTTGTCAGGTCTCTTGTTTCTCACCCGGTGGTACTATTATTGCTCCTTGTGTTTTACAGCGCGTAGGATATTGACGTATATGTTTAAATATCTTTCTATACTTTGTTTGTCTAGTACTTTAACTTTTGCGGGTTCTGGTAATCTCCTGCAACCTACTATAGCAGGTGGTAGCGCTAGCAGTACTTTTACTATAGTGACAAACACTGCTGGTGCTTCCGGTTTTTCAGACCTCGCTGTTGTCTCTAGTACAAACTATTTAGGTTCCCTTAAAACTGGTACAAGAGTATTCGGCCCTTGGCTTGGTACGGATTATGTACAACAAGCAGTTAATGTTATTTTTAGCCCAACTAATAATTTACTTATTGCTGGCGGTAGTATAAAAATTATTGGCGATAACTACATGCCAAACACTTTAGTGCTTTCAAATGGCATAGCTAATGGGCTTAAAAGTTTTAATTTGTATGCTGAATCTTACAGGGCAGGGGCATTGATTTGTGCTACGAACCCATGCATTAGAGTTATTGGTGGTAATTATTTGTTAAACGGTAACACAAGAAATAACTCTATGTTTGAAATGCACAATCTTACTGTAGCCTCTATCCCAAATCAAACGACCAATCTGTTTGAAATGATTAATGGATTTGACAAGTTTAATATAACAGAGAATCATTTTGGTTGCTGGTACAATATCACTAATGATGGTGTTGGCGCCGGGTTTTCTTGGCCTGCTGGTACAGGAGCTGGCAATTTAGTGGTGTATATAAGAGGATTCTTTAATGGTATTTGTGAATTTTGCGGTAATAATATGATACAGATATGTGCTGTAGATATCAATGTTGACCATTTATATACTGCTCAGAACTTTTTTAATACCTGCGGAAATAATTGTAATAATGCAGCATTTGTTAATGATTGGGCAACTGGCCCCTACATGATAGGTGGCTCTTTTATGTTAGGACAAGGTACCAATAATAGTAACGGTGATGTTGTATCAGTTGATGATTATTTTTGGGATTGTGGTGGCTCTTTTTGTCTACTGGGACAAACAGCTCTTACAACTTTTGGGACTCAATATGAAGGTATGAATGGACAACCTTCTATTCTTGCTACCAATTTTGTTAATTTTAATACGGTATTTACAGCACAGATAAATAATGCTAGAAATTATGATGGAAAAGTATGGACAGTTAATAGTGATTATTCTGTAGGAGCTTCTTATTTTAATAATGGTGTATTACAAGCTTCTAGGACAGGTACACAAGGAGCTACACCCAATGCCAATAATTGGATTGTAAGAAGTAATATAACTTCCATTTCAATGTCAAATAGTTTTCTTAATGTACCAAGTTCTTTAGTTTCTTATTATATTTCTGGAACAAATAATAATGGATTAGAGGTAGTGGTTACTAATGCTTCCCCTTCAGCTTGGTCAGGTTTCACTGCTCAAGCTGACAATGGTAATAATACCGGCCCAACTAATTATGTAGGCATGTATGAGAATAATTCTCGCTATGTTCCTAGCACAACTGTTGTAGGCTCTACTAATGATGGTGTAATAGAAATGTCTGGTGGTAATCTGTTTGTTGATATGATAGGGCCTAATAAACACTTCTATATTAACTCACGTCCAACATATCTTAGTACTACAGTTACTAATATTGATGTTAGTCCTACTAACGCTAACTTTTATGTGCCTATTATGGTACTCAGCAATCCCGCTTTCCAGCAAACTAATGTTCAACTCTCAGCAGCTACTACCTTTACTTGGCAATTTGGTAAGGCATATGCTGACACTAACTATACCGCTATATGCTGTACTAACTTTATACCGGGTGCTTTTACTACAACTAGTGCTACTTTTAACTTTCCTACATTTACAGGAAAACTTCAGTTGATAGCCATACATCAATAAGTTTACTATGAACGAAACTTGGGCACAAATACTCTTAGGTCTTTGTTGTACTGCTGTCTTTGGTATTATAGGTAGTGGAGCAGTATGTGTGATTAATGGTGCCTCTAGATTATCTAGAGTAGAAGCTTCTGTTGAATTCTTGATAGATGCTACAGGACGTTTAGCAGCTAAGAAACTACACTCTCCTGATGACCATTTAGGTATAGATTTCTATCTTGATGAATATATAAAGAATCATCATGATATGTCTATGATACAATGGCAGGAGTTTAAAGAGATATGTAAGATGACTAGAGCTAATACTACAGCTTCTAAAGAAGAAAAGGCTTATGCTGAATTCCTTATTGAACTGTGCGAACACAAATTAGGAGCTTATCAACCAAAGAAAACTTTGATATGAGCATCAAGAAATTTAAAGACTGGTCATCTTGGTGGGAAGGTCTTCGTACATCAATGATTAAAGCTGGTGCTACTTCTGTAGTTACTAACTTGACAGTCTTTACTACAACCAACACAGTTAACTCTATTGGAATTCCCGGTTTTTCAGACTCTGGTGAGCATTGGAAGACTGCTCTTATAGGTTTGTGTGCACAATTTATACTCCACACAGTCTATGCTGCAGCTACCTATGTACAAGCTAATCCTGATGCCCAAGTAGTAACAGAGGAGACTAATACTACACATATTGTAAAGAATGATGATGGTTCTACTCTTGAGACTGGTGCAAGTAAAACTATCAAAACAACTGTAACACCAGTAGAACCACCTAAATAACTATGTCTAACAATGTCCATGTCATTCTTCCTGTAATCGCTCTAGTACTTGCTGTTGCTGGGATTATCAAACCAGTATACCCTTTGGTTGCAGTTGCAGTTATTCTCCTTGCTATAAATGAACTAATTAAATAACAAAACTATGAAATCATTATTCCTTATCCCTCTCTTTCTTACAGGCTGTGTCATGGTTCCTAAGACTACTATAGTAGGTTCTATAGGTAATCAACCTTTCTCTCTCTCTAGTCCTAAAGACTCCTCTCTTGCAGGTCTTGATATTACTGCTAGTACAAATGGTACTATCCACTTGCACATAGACACTCTCCAAGCTCGCATGAATCCTGATGTTATCACCACTACAGGAGCCGCGCAAGCTCAAGTTATACAGGCGGCTGCTCAAGCTGGTGCTATGATAGCAGGTCAGGTTGCTGGTGCGGCTGTGAAGACTCCATAATAGACAGTTATGAGAAACCCAATATCAGTAGTTACTAAAGCCATATCAGAGATTGGCAAGAAGCGCTCTGATAAGTGGCCTGAAGTTCGTAAAGCTTGGTTAGAACAACATCCTACTTGTGCTGCTTGTGGTGGAACACTTAATGTTGAAGTACATCACATAGTAGCATTTCACCTTCATCCTGAGTTAGAGTTAGACCCTTCTAACTTTATAACTCTTTGTGAACCTATTGGCATAGAACATCATTTGAAAGTGGGTCATACAGTTAACGGTAAATCTTCTTGGAAGATTAATAATACTTCTGTTAGAGAAGATGCACAGAGAATGTTAATAGCTAGCATGAAACATTGATATGCCTTTTATTAATACAACTTTAGATGTTCGTACAGGTAATGGTCTTAATGATATATTACTTGAAACATTAGAGTATGTTACAAAGGCTGGTATTCATTACCGCGCGCCTATTGGTGGTACTACTGATGGTCTTAGTGTTCCACGTTGCGTACAGAACATCATACCCGCAACAGGTGGTGATTGGTTTTCTGGTGTTCTACACGACTCTGCTTACAGAAATCAATTAGAAGTCTTGGTCGATAGTGTTTGGATTAAAGCTCGTTTAACTAAAGATGTTTGTGATTTACTTTTGTTGGAAGCTTTACTATCACAAGATGTTTCTGAGTTAGAAGCATATGCCATATACAATGCTGTTAAAGTTTGTGGTGACAAAGCCTTTAATGAAGACCGTTTAGCTAACCCTTAATATGCCCCAACAACCATCACCACCATACTATCCCGCTAGCATAACTATACCTAGACAACTAGTCCGGTGGGATGATGTTAATGCACAGAATGGGCCACTTAGACGTTGTGCTATCACTCTCTTGTTGCCCACTTTTGCTACCATAATACCTAACTGGTTAGGGGTTCCGGACTTGGTAGCAGCGTTTAATGTTGAGTGTCAGAATAACTTTACACTTCCTATACACACTATACCGCAGTCCACAGTTACTAGAGACTTAATAACAATAACAGTTGGTCAAGCTGTACAAGATAATGGTGTTGGTATTGGTGCCGAAGGTAACAATAATACTCTTATTTCATGAAAAAATTACTCTTAGTATTGTCTCTTTTTATAGCTATAGAATCACAAGCTGTTGTCTTGATTAATGTATCACAGTTCCCTAATATCACTTTGCCGGGAACTAATTATCTAATACTTTTTACACAACCCGGAGTTACTAACTATAACATGAATATACTGCAGTTCGAGAATTGGTTAGCTACAGAACCAACCTTCTTGACTGTTCTATCTTCTAATCTTAATGTCAATTCAACTAACTGGCCTAGTCAAACAGTTTCACCTAACTATATCTTCACCAATACAGTTAGTTGGTGGACTACCAATGTAAACTTTACTTCTGCTGCTGTGTATAATCCTAGCCCCATAACTTCTAGTAGGTTAATGGTTTCTAATAGTAGTTCTCTATATATTACTAATACACTCCCTTTCAATGCTTATTCCTTGTCGAAAGGTGCTGTAGTTTCACAAGCTATAGTAGCTCCTACTTCTGTTTTGGATATTCGTATTGATTACTTTAATGGAGCTTATTATGTTGAGGATTACGGTAAAAATAATGCTACTCTAGTCTCTTTGACTACTAATACAGCTTCCGGTCAAGTCTTCATGACTAATGGTGTTCTCTATGTTCATCCATGAATAAAGTACTGTACATACTGTTAGTTACTTGTTTAGGTGTTAAGGGAGCCACTATAACAGCTGCTTCTGTAGCTTATGTAGACGTCTCTAATGCTGTCTCTCAAGCTGTAGGTGGTGATACTGTTAACATACCGGCTGGTACAGCGTGGTGGAATGCTGGACTTACTATACAAGGTATTACTATCTCCGGAGTATCTAGTAATCTTACTATTATAGTCGATGAGACTCCTCATGTTGCAGGTTCCGGAGTTTCCATCTTTAACCTCAACGCTACCAATATACCCACTCGTATATGCAATATGACTATACAAGGTGGTACTACTAACACGAGTATAGTCTTTACTCCGGGGGTTATTAACATAGCTGGTACCAATCCTTACGTTCGAGTAGACCACATGTTCTTCAATCAACTCCCCGGCAAACCCATAGTTACAGTCTCACAGTGTAATGGTCTTATAGACCATTGTAACTTTTTTGCGAAAGCCGGAGCAGCTAACATGATGGAAGTTCAAGGTAATAACTATGGTGATGATGCTTGGGCTAGTACATATAATTATGGAACTTCTAATGCTACTTATATAGAGAGTTGTGTTTGCTCTTCAGCTGACAACTTTAGTGCTTTTGATTTCGCACGTGGAGTAGTAGCTGTTGTACGATACAATACTTTCAATGGTACTTTTCTCTCTACTCATGGTTCTGAGTCAGGCGGTAGGTTCCGGTCTGTTAGAGCTGTGGAGGTATATAATAATACTTTCCACTATTCTGATACTGTGTTTAATAACTTCGGTACTACTATTCAAATACGTGGTGGTACTGCTCTTATATTCTCTAATACTACTTCTCAATTCTATACTGTTGCTACTTTCACAGAAGATAGAGCTACAGACAATCAACCCGGTTTTTATCCTTGGTGGGGCGCTACGGGCACTAATGCTTATGACCCTAATATAAAATTCACTAATTTCACAGCTAGTGCTAATAGTAATGTGTTATATGTTTCAGGGGTTAATTGGACACCAAATCAGTGGTACGGATTCTCAATCTTTAACACAGTCTCCAATATGTGCGGTATAGTAACAGCTAATGACGCTAATACTATGACTTTCGCAAACTCTCGTTTCAATCAATTTCAAATAGGTTTTAAGACAGGGGATAGTTGTTTAGTCTCTTATATACACCCTATGATAGACCAGCCGGGTGCCGGAAAAGGAGACTTACTATCTGGGGATGGAGCACCTATTAATGTAGCATACGGTATAGTTACTAATGCCCACCAAGCCATAGAACCAGTCTATTGTTGGTCTAATACTGTAAACTACAACTTCTTGCCTGTCTCTGTATCTCCTATGATTTCTTCTTTAGGTAATATAGTAGAAGGCCGGGACTTTACTAATGCACCTAAAGCTGCTTATACTCCTTTCGCCTACCCCTATCCTATAGCTAGTGCAGTTATACCTTCTGGTTCACAGAATCCAACTATCGGCCCCGCCGGTAGAATAAGTAACATGCGATGATAACTAATCTTAAAAATCTAACTATAGTCAATCCTAATTATATTGCTTGTATAATGTGGAAAGACCAATATGGTCGTACATATAGATACCAGTTGTGGTATGATATAGGTGAGACTGTTCCTCTTGGATTCCCTCTTTATGCTGGTCAGATAATTAAGAAGAACTTTCGTATAGAGATATGGTCTATCAATGGACAGAATATCACAGAGACTGTCGGTAGTACTCTTATTACTTCTGTATTACAGGGTATAGATTACCGGTTTGGCAATGATGCACCCATAGGCAATAATGATGGCGAGGTAACTAACTTTGCCGCTATAGCTTCACCTATAACTAATCTACCAGTGGATTTGAATCCCTATCTCCAAGCTCGTTGGTTGGCTAGTACAGTTGTTAATGGACAACCTTGGGTTTCTAGTGATATACATGCTTACTCTCTAGCACCTTTTGGTGGGCCGGGTCTTGTAGCTTTCAATGATAATACTATAGCAACTAATCCAGTTGCTTACATAGAAGGCATCAATACTGTTGTTGCTTGTAATATAACACCCGGACATATCTTCTTAGTAGTCAATATACCAGCTCAAGGTACTTCTATCCTATATAACTTTGATGGGCTAGTACAATCTATGGAGACCGGAGCTAGTACTCCAGGTTTTGTAACTGTAGCTATAGAAGATGGTAATTCTGTTGAAGTGCCCATAAATACTTGGGTTATCATAGAGGCTGGTTATGTTGCTGGTCAGTCATTCATTAGGTACTTTAACCTAGAATCTAGAACCCCTTGGACTAATCCTACACTAGTAGCTAGCACAACAGTACCATCTAATAGAACAGTCTTGACGGTAACTAATGGTTTTAACAATTTCTATGTTGCTGATATGGAATTCTATGTTGGTTACTTGGGGAATGCTAGCCAAGAAGTACTAACCTATCTATACAACAGATACAACTATAACTTTACTCTACCATTAACCTTCCCAGCTAATTCGTCTCCTCAACCTAATACTATATAATATGTCTACCTCACTTGTTGACTTTCAAGCTCCTTTTGACCCAACAGGCTTCACCACTATAACTGGTGCCCAACTTCTACAATTAGTTGTAGCAGCTACTCCTTATGTTGATAAGGGTCTTGTTATGGTGGAAGCAGATAATGCTGGTATTCCGGTGATACCTGACGCTACTACTAACACTAAATGGCAACGGTATCTGTGGTTACGTATTATACCTAATACTTCCACACTAGTACTCTACGCTTGGAATCCCAATGGACAATCCTATATAGTGTACTCTGATGGTTCCGGTACTCAAGTACTTTCCAATTGGATACCAGTAATCTCTAGTGCTATACCGCCCGGTTCCATTACTGGTTCTCTTATAGCTGCTAATACTATATTGCCCGGGAATATAAATCTAAGTCTTCTAGCTACTGCTCTAGGATTCAATCCCGGAACTACAGTAACTACTGGTACTGCTCCTGCGGCTGGTGATATATCTGGTACTTATGCTACAGGGTTTAGTATTGGTGCTGGTAAGATACTTACTGCTTTGTTGGCTGACTTGAATGTTACAGGAGCTAAAATAGCTAATGCTACTATAGACTATACTAAACTAATTGGTGATGGTACTGCTGGTGATATGTTAAAGTCTACTGGTACACCTGCTATAGCCCCCGTCTGGTTTACTCCTCTACAGATTACCACTGGGCTTGCCAACCCTAATGCTGGTGGAACTGACGATAATAAACTCCTAGCTGTAAACTCTGGAGCTGCCGGGACTTTCAAGTATAGCACCTTTGCCTCTTATGCAGATGCTTATACATTCTCCAAGTTTACTTCTGCTGCTACAGCCATAACTCTTGGAGCAGCAGTAATAAATACAGCTCACAGTCTTGGGGCAATGCCTACTTTTGTTAGAGCTGTGTGTGTTTGTCAAGTAGGTGAATTGGGTTATACTGCTGGCGATGAAGTTAATGCTGAAGCTTTTAGTAATAATACCAATAGTGATTTGTTTGTGTATGGAGCTAGTGCAACTAATGTATTTGTTTCCACACAAAACAATGCTTCTAATTTTGGTCTTATTAAGAAAGACGGTACTGGTATAGGAGCAGCAACATTAGCTAATTGGAAAGTTAAAGTTTACGCACACCTATAATACTTATGAGCGTAGGATATATACTTAAACAAGTAGGAGCAAAGACCGGTCTTTCTCCCTTACAGGCTTCTCAACGACAAACCTTACTTAGGTGGTTGAATGAAGCTTCTGATGAACTGTATAATCAAGCAGACCCTCCCGGTTCTATCTGGGAGCAAGTCTTCAGGATGAATGGGGACCAGACTATTACTATGCCTTGGTATGTGGGTTCTATTCGTGCGGTAAGGGAGAAGGATAGTCAGATAGCTTGGTCTATCAATCAGATGCGCCCTCGCTACAATCAATTCAATTGGGTTGATATGTGGAGGAATGTTCGATTGAAGAATACTCAAGCTCTTGCTAGAACTATTAGCAATATGTCTGTAGTCACTCTTACTGTTCCAGTAGTTGAGACTCCTCCTGTTGTAATAACTATAGTCGGGCCGGCAGAAGGGTCTAGTAATCTGTCGGAGAGTGTTACTATGGATAGTACCACTAAGACTACTACTAACTCTTTTATAGATATAACTTCCATAATCAAAGATAGAATCAATAACTATGATGTTGTAGTGACTGATGTAGATGGGAACGAATTGTCTACTATGCCTAACAACAGGAAAGAATCTAAGTATCAAATATTAGATATATCAGCTTGTCCTTGGTTAGCTCAATCCTTCTCCTCACTAGACCATTATGTTGAGATACTATATAAGAAGGCTAATTATCTATTACAAAATGATTCTGACGAGTGGGTCTTTGGTTCAGAGTATGACAATATCCTAGTCAATAAGTGCTTACAGTTGTGGAATGAAGAGCAAGATAAACCTAATAATGCTCTACAATATGATGCTAAAGCTACACGTTCTCTCGCACGTAAGACTGATGACCAAAATGCTGCTACAGAAGATATAGTTGCTACAGTAGCTAATCCACATGATACTCTACTTGCTAGAGTACGCTCCGGTCGTCTTAGGAACTATAGAGGTTGGGGATTGAGAGGTTATCGATGAGTAATGTAGGAAATATAGATACAGAGAAGGGTTCAGAATACAACCAGCTGTCGTTCATTGGAGGTATGAATCTGTTGGGTGATGATACACGTCTTGATACTACACAGTATAGAGTGGGATTTGATTTAACTAATCGCTATGACTCTCTAGACCCTGTTCTACAATCTGTAGAGGATACTCAAGCTCCTCAAGGCTTAAAACAAGAGTGTGTTACTTTCGGTCTCTTTGTTATACTGTTTGTTGCAGGAACAGCTTGGTATAGGTCTTTCAACTCTCAACTCTGGACTGAGATAATACCTTTTCGCGGACGTTTATCTTCCGTAGCTCCTCGTTATTGGTCTATTTCCGTCCCTCTCGCTACAACTAACTACTACAGAGTAGCTGCAACTACTACCGGCCTTACTGGTAATACTACGGCTGATAGTCGTGGAGTTGTACAAGCTTTACAAGTTGCGGGAGCTGCGGCAGGCAACATTCCCGGTCTTTTGGTACAAGATAACATTAACCAACCAGTTTTTATATTCCTCGATGGTAATGGTATTCCTACCTGTAGGATTACACAAACCTTTGCTCAATGGTCTATTACTTTTACCTCCAACTCTAATGCTATAGTAGCAGCTAATGGAGATAAAAGAGAATACGTTCCTATAGGTAATTGCATGGCTTGGACAGACGGTATACTGTATATAGTATCACAAGACTTCTCTCAGATATATCGTTCAGTCTCCGGTCGCCCTTTAGACTTCATGGTTAATGTTTCTAACCTACTAGTAACAACACCTTGGGTACAGACAGGTGGTGGAGATGCTAGTACCACAGCTTACTCTGTTGGAGTAGGTGGTATTACTTGTATTAGACCCCTCTCTACTGGTGGTATATTTGTCTCAGCTTCCGGGGCTAACTTTGCTGTTACTCTTGATAAGTCTAATGTTGCTGTTAAGATATTTGGTGAGTTTACGTTTGACCGGGCCTTTCTCTTTGCATCCAATTGTCTCTCTGATAGAGTTATCTTCGACTCTATTGGTGATACTAGATTTATAGAACTCACAGGTATCAAATCTTTTAATGCTATCAAACAATCTACCAATGAAGGTAATAACTCTCCCTTCTCTGCTACCATACACGGAGCTTTCGGGCCTGATGAGAACCCTATAATACAAGATTTTACTAAGACAGCAGCCGTATTATTTAATGATTATGAACTATACTCTGTTAATACTATCTTCGGTCCAGCCATTGCAAAGTACGACACTTTGAATAATTGTTGGGTTGGGTTTGATAAACAACAAACAGGAGGTAAAGCAGTTAAGATATTTGCGAAGATAGAGTTATCTATACTACGTCTCTTTGCTATAACAGAAGATGACAGACTCTTTACACTCTATATAGGCCCGGAAACTACTACCCCTTACTTCCGTACTGGTGGTATTTGTTTCTCTGTACTATATGCTGGTAGAGGCTTGAAAATAGCTAACCCTCGTATAGAGTTGAAGATGTTGAGGACAAGGGTTATCTTGAACAAGATAACTAAAGATTGTACTTGCACCTTTACACCTTTCTCTGATAATAGACTAGGACAGTCTGCTATAAAACAGAGTATAATTTACGAAAGTCCGGCTATTGTATCTAATGACCCTTTAGCTCTACAGGATGTGAATACCCAACTTTCTAATCTAGTTTATCCTACCCCTGACGTTAAACAAGCATGGAAGTACTTTGCTACTTTCTCATGGTCTGGTGGTTCATTTGTACAGTTCTCTATGGAGATGGATGAACTGACCCCCAATCTACCTAACACTACAGAAGGAACAGTATCATGAACACAGAACCCACATTTGGGGATTTGATAAACTTTATACTTGAGAACAGAAAAGATAAAGTTTTTGTAGGTGATAGTATAGATACTGTAATCACTAAATGTCAAAAAGGCATTAAAGAAGGAACACTACTATTTAGTGTTGGCACAGATAATGCTATAAATGGTATGATATTAGCAGAAGAAAACTGGCCTGAACAAGGAGTGTTATTTGTTATAGAAAATTTATCTATGTCTTTAGAGAATCTTAGAAAATTTGCTAAGATAGCCAAAAAGCGTAAACCTAACCACAGACTAGAGTGGTTTAAACACCATATACATAAGACACATAGCACAGAAAAACTTTACGAAAAACTACATGTATGATATTTAACAATAAGATAGAAATACAACTAGGCTTACGTTGTTATCAAGGTGGTGGTAGCACTTCACAAAGTGAAGGACGCCCACAGGCTACACCACAACAGATGCTTCAAATATACGGACAAGCGTTGCCGGGAATCTTGGGTACTACATCTGCTCAAGCTACACCAACAGCTCAAGCTCTTGCTGGTGCTGCTAGTTCTGCTAACCCTATTTATACTAATAGTGTTCTTAATCAACTTAAAGGTTCTGGTACTGGATATGTTAATACTGGTAATGATTTATCACAGACGCAAGCCGCCGGGCAGAATGCTCTATTGACTGGTACAGGGGGTCAAGCTGCTGGAAGCGCTGCTACTCTTAACGCTAGACTTAACCAAACACAAGGAGCCGCTAACACACAAGGTGCTAATCTTCTTAACTCTATAAACCTTAATGGTTTATCGCCCGGCGAGTTTAATGCTACTGAAAGAGCTAACAATCAAAATCTTACTTCTACAGGTAATTTAGGTGTTGATAACCCTACAAATACATTATCCAATGCAATGAATTTTGGCGGAGCTTTCAACAATAAAATTGGTATACTTGGTAATGCTCTTAATCAAACTGCTGGTGTTTCAGCCAATCAACAGACTCAAGTTAATCCTGTTGGTACAGCTCTAGGAGCCGGTAATCTTGCTAATAATTTTGGGGCTAATTTATTTAATCCATCACAAGCTAATAGTAACCTTACTGTTCCGTTCTCTGCTGCTTCCGCTCTCGGCAATCAAGTTGCTTCTGTTTCTTCTGCCTCTAACACCAATTCTGGAAGTGGTGAAAGTCATGGTGGTATTTGCTTTCTTACTACAGTTGCTTGTGAGTATAAAGGTTTACCAGATGATTGCAAAGAATTACAAATACTCCGGTCTTTCCGTAATACTACAGTTCCAGTAGAACTGATTGATGAGTATAATAGAATAGCACCTTCTATAGTTGAAAAGATTAAAGGTGTGAAAGAGCATATGGATTATATATGGTCTGTTGTACAGGAATGCATAAAAGATATAAATGAAGGATATAATGCTGATGCAATAGCCAAGTATAGAATGATGGTTATTAAACTTCAAAATCTATGAATATAGCTGATGATTTAGGGTATGTAGATAATATCTATAACAGAATGTATGGAGCATCTAACGCAGGAGATGCCTCCAATCTAAATATAAGACCTACTGTAACTCAAAATGCCTTTCAAAGTATGGCTAATTCTAGCATAGCACCATTTCAAAATGCTTCTGCTAACTTTAATAAAACTTATACAGATATAACTAATCCTAAGGGTGGTGTATTACAGTCCGGTCTTACAGATGCAGCCGACCTGTATAACTTAAAACACAACCCTTTTGGGGGTCAAGCTAAACAGTATCAAATGCCGCAATTAGATGATAAACACCTAGGGCCAGCGGATGAGAATGGTTTACGCAAAGTACTAGATAGTGGTCATGCTATATTACAAGACCACGCTAATAATTTTGGTATTGCTGATAATACTGCACTATTATCCTCTAATCCTAGTGCTGCATTAGGAGTACCACTTAACCCAAACAGCCCTTCCTCAGCACAACAACCAAGTGCGCTAGGTAACGCAGCTAAAGGAGTAGCTTCTGATGCTGTAGCTTCTTATGCCAGTGATAGTGGTTTACTCGGAGAACTCGCAGCATTTTTATAATATTATGGGAGCTTTAGGAGAACAAATTGGACTAGGTCTTTTAGACTCAACTTATACACCACAACGTACACCCGATTTGTATGTTAATAGCAATGGTCAATATGTAGATGCTACAGGTAAACCATCTACACCTTATACACCCCCTTCATGGATTAATAGAGTTGTATCACCTACAGCTAGACAAATAGCTAACTTAAATGCAGAATCTTCTCTAGCACCTTTAGAAGCACAAAGACAGAACGCAATAAGAAATACTATCGGGGGTTCTAACTTTGCTAAGATGAGAGCCGCTGGTGTTACTGGTCAAGGATTTGCAGATGTACCAGATGATGTAGGATTTATGGCTAATCCTTCTATGTCTCCATCTGTTTACACTTCTGAAGGTACTGGCATATTGAATAATAGAGGAGGGCTACAAGGTCTTACTTCTAATACCGATATAGGTAGTGCTCAATATAACCTAGAACATGTTAAAAGAGCTTTGAGCAGGCAACAAGTAAGTGAAGCTGGGTTAGACCAAGATACTATAAATGCTCTACATGCTAGTACACACCTTACTCCAACAGTTACAGACAATGCTATCGCTAGAGCTAAAGGAGAAGCGGGTAGAATGACAAGAGAACAATCTCTATTGGGTACTCAAATAGATGCAGCTAATCTAGGTGCTGATGTTGATAAATCTCTAGCTATGACCAGAAAGGATATGACTCCTGTACTACAGGATACTCTTGCGACCGGACTGTATAATGAAGGCTGGGGAGTTCATCATCAACCAGTTCCCGGGCCTCTTAGTGTAGGGGTCGATAGTCATGGTGTTCGTACTACTGAACATACGCCCGGCGGTATGAATGCTGCACTCACAGGTATGGCCGGTATTCCCGGAGCACCAGACCCTTTAGCTACTATGGGTACTATACCATTAAGTTCTGGTAGGTCTATAGTAGCACCAAGAGGAGTTAAGCCGACTGTTAACTCCTATAGTGACAGACCACAATACGGCCCATTGTCTTATCCGTCTAGTCCTTCTTCCCGTCCTACAGTCCAACAAACTGCTGTACAACAAAATAGACCACAGACTACTAATGTCGCTGACAGTCAAGCTCAACAATTTAGACCTCTTGTTGGTTCTGGTGTTGGAACTAATACTTATAGAATGCCTGATAATACAGAAGCCTGGTTGAAGAATGCTTACAATGCTGACGTACCAGTTATCAAAGTAGGGGCTGTACACACTGGTAGAGCATTAGCTAATCTACTTAGACTCTTAGAAGCACAACCTATGGAGAAATGGTAATATGCCTATCCAAGACTTTACACAGGATGAGATAAATGAAATGTTGGCTAAAGGGATAGACCCTAACACAGCTGAGCTGGCTCCAACAAATTCTCTAACACCAACAGGAATGTCTCCTACTGGTGCTGCCTTAGCTACACTAAAAGGTCATGCTGGTTCTACACTCTTAGGCGGTGGGGGAGCTTTAGCTGGTGGTGAAGCTGGTATGTATCTAGGTGCTTTAGGAGGCCCGGCAGCTCCACTTACTGTACCTTTAGGAGGTATCTTAGGGGCTATAGCGGGAGGTTTGGGAGGTGGTTATGTAGGTGATAAAGCACAGAAAGCTGTACTCTCGAAAGCTTATGAAGACTACTTGGAACAACAAGCTCAACAAGCGCAGACTGAACACCCTTATATCTCGACCGGAACTGATATTGCTTCTAGTGCTTTGGCCTCTGGTGGTATGCTGTCTCCTACTACTGCTGTTAAAGGGATTAGAGGTTTGGTAACTGGTTCTCTTACTCCTGAGGCTAAGAATGTAGCTCTACAAGCTCTTGTCAACCCAGCTATAAATACAGGACTACAATACTCTCAAACTGGTGAACTACCTTCTGCTAGTGAGTTAGGTGAACAAGCTCTTGGTGGTGCTCTCTTTGCTAAGCCTTCTTTCTTGGGTAATAGATTCGGTAGACCTAAGATAGAACCCCCTCAAGTAGAACCTACTCCTGAACCTATAGCTCTAGAACAACCAGCTGAGGCTTCCGGACTTCCCAGCTCTGTAGAGCAGTCTTCTCCTTGGATGGATAAAGATGAGCAAGGTAAATACAAACTTGACAATCAAGCTGTAGGTGTGGCACTAAAAGCTGCTTATCCTAAACCTACTACACAAGGAGACCCAACTGACCCTGCTTTCTTAGAGCAGATGACTAAGTGGAGACAGACTACTCGTCAACCTATTGATGATTTAAGACAGCTACTACATAAGAAATTTGTTGATGAACAGTCTGCACCTAAACCTGAACCGACTCCTGAAGTAACTGAGAAGGAACAACCACCTTTAAAGATGGTTACTACTAAACAAATACTTCCGAAGAACACTCTCGCGGAACCTGTTGCAGAATTGCAGAAGAAAGAAGATGTTGCTAAAGAAGAGACCGTTGAAGCACAACCTTTAAAGGATGGGGAGAATTCTAAAGAAGAGACTCAAGAAGATTTACAGAAACAACTAGCTCAAGAGATGGGTTATCAGAGTCAGGCTACTGGGCCGTCAGATGACAAAGCTCGCTTTGATGAGATTAATCGTCTGAGGAATCAGATGCACAGTAATGGTTCTTATCTTGATTCTACAGGTAACTTCACACCTAAGTATATGGAGTTGTGGAAAGAGGCTGAGAAGATAAAGAATAAGAATAAAGGGATGCCGCCTGTGCAGAGTGCTACTCAAGACAAACTCTCTGAACCTGTCCAACAGATGCGCCAGTCTTATGGAACAGAAGCTACACCAGAACATATAGTTAATCATATATTCTCCGGTAAAGCTACTACAGGTTCTGTGATGAAAGAGTTTGCTAACGCTCAAGGTCATCCTATGCAAGAGTTGGCGAAGGCTCTCTACATGCATATGGATAAAGATTCTCGTGCTGTGAAGTGGGATACTAGTATGAAAGAGAGGAGTGCTTACTACCCACCGGGTGGTAATGTTACTGGTGATACTGTTCAAATGGCTCTCTTACAGAATCATCATGCTCCTACTGTGATGGAGGAAGCTATACACTCTATGACTAGTGCTAAGTTGCCGAGGGAGTGGCATGGTCTTAGAGGTAAAGCATTAAGTAATGCTATGGATGACTTTACTTTACAACATTCTAATCACCCTATTACAGAGTTAATACACTCTTATTACAGTACAGCTAAAGCTTTAAATATTAGCAAACTATTATTTGAAGGTGGAAGTATTAAAAAGGAAAGGGCTGAGGAACTTACTAATAAAGGTATAAATGTTAAAGAACTAGAGAAAGGGGTTGGAGGTAACCCTGATACACTTGCAAGTATAAATCAGCCTTACGCCATGGGTGACCTGCATGAATTCATAGCTCATGCTTTCATGGATAAAGAATTTCAAGAGACTCTCAATAAGATACATTCTCCAACAGGACTAACTATTTGGCAACGCTTCATCAATGCTATAGGTAAACTCCTAGGTGTACCGGTCAATCAACACTCTATGTTGGATAGAGTTATTCGTCATTCTAGTGAACTAATCTCTCAACCTCGTTCTAGAGAGAATAGTCATCTAGATATGGATAACCCACACTTTGCTCCTCCATCTAAGACTACAAAGTCTGAAGAACCGGGCCGTGTAAGAAAGACCTTTCAGTCACTTATAGATAGCGTAAAGCAGATACCAAGACCAGAGGGTAAATTACTGGGAGAAGCCTTCCAGAAGATGTACAACGATAAGCAACTAAAGACTGGTCGTTGGGCTAATGAAGTTCAGAGAGTTGCCGATGAACACCATATTACTGGTGATGATATTAAAGCTATAGGTAAACAGCAAGAGTATGATAGACTCAATAAGTCTTACTCCCATAAGCTTCTAACCACTAAGGGACAGAAAGCTGTCTATGATAAGATGCTAGAAGCTAATAAAGCTATCATAACTGAACGTATAAAGATTAACGAGCCGGTTATAGAGAATGGAAAACCGCGGGTAACTAAAGAAGTAGATGGTTATTGGCCCACTACAGCTAAACAATCTGTCACACAAATCTATAGGAATAATACAGATTTTGCAGCTATAGCTAAGTTAGATAAAGACTTCTTGGATAATAGAATATTACATGGAGAATCCTCTCAACGTGCTCAACAAGCACTAGAAGACTTCAAAACTTCTATGCAAGGTTCTACTAGGAACTCTCAAGTCTCTAATCATCAGTTCTTTAAAGCTAATAGAGCACCTCATGGTATACCTTTACCTGAGTCTTTTAGAGAACCTAATGCTCTAAAGAATTGGGAGAGATATGCCAAACGCTCAGCTCTCGATACTGCACATTACAAGAATATAGAGTCTGATCATAAAGTACTATCTGCTTTGGGTGAACAACAAGACCCTTGGCTTAATCCAGTTCCTAAGACTCCTGATGGTGGTGTTGCTAATAACGCTAACGTAAGGAACGTACTTAATACCATACATGGAGAGATAGGTAATCCAGCAGACTATAATGAACATGCTATATCTCATCTTACTACTAGTCTTTTTATCGCTAGTCCGGCTCTCGAAGGGCACAAGCTAATCTCTAATATACTTCCGGGATTTGCTTCTGATGCAGAGAATCCTTACCAGTATACTAGAGCACTGGCTTACGGGCTAAAGAATATAAAGGCAGGTTATCAACATGCTTCTGAAGGTGGTTTATCTAAACTAACAGCTAAGTCTACTTCTGACATGTTGAACGGACAACTTACTGCTGCTGAAAGATTACAAGGTCTAGCTAAAGGAGTACAGAATATAGCTTCTCTTGGTGACTTAACTAATAAGTGGGGTTCCGGTCTCTTGCAATCTATGTATGAGTATATAGTTCCATCGAAGATTCAGAGAGCTAATGCAGGTGATAAAGTACAACAAGATTGGTTGAAGAATATAGACCCTAGCTATAAGTACGGTAAACAATACTCTACCAAAGAGATACAACAACTATCCTCTTTAGCAGCCTCTTATGTTCACGGAACGGGAGATGCTAGACAACTACCGGGATGGATGCTTAGAGATTCTGAAGTCTCTGGATTCATGTCTCTCGCTCACTGGTCTGTAGCACAGACTAATAGATTCTATAAGAACATACTAGACCCTGCTAAGAAGGGAGATATAGGGCCACTGATGACCTCTCTCTTCGGAGCTGCTATTGGGGGTTATATGGTGAAGAAGATTAGGGAAGAACTATCTGGGAAGAAGTCTGCTATACCATCTCTTTCTGAAATAGCAAACTCTGATAGAGGAATTGAAGGAAATATGGGCTTGATAGGGTACAACTTAGTGGCCGCAGCACAGTACTCTGGGTTCGCCGGTATCTTAGCTCAAGTAGCTAAATACCCTTTTGATTGGTCTTACAAGACCATGTCTCAAGGTGCTACCTTTCCTCTTGATGAACTAGCAGGAGATTTGGCTGAGACATTAGGACAAGTAGCTACTACAATAGCTAATGACCCTAATGTAAACTATATTAGTTTGGCTCAAGCTGTTAGTCAGCATCTATTAACCCACTCTTTCCAACTAGGAAGAATGGGGGTTAACCAAGCTATAGACCATGGACTTATAACAGGCTTACCTGCCGAGAAGAAAGAACTATCAGATAATCTAGCTAAACTTAGAAGATTTGATATGGTTGAGGGTCTACCATACAATGAGATAGAACAAGGTTCTAATCCTTACATGAATCTAGAACAGAAGAAGTTTAAGTCTACACAGGATATAGGAGAGGCGATGAAAGCTTTGCCGGGGCTTGTCTCTAATATAATGACTACTTACTCTAAGACTCCTGATATTATGATTGAGAAGTTGAAGGCTCTTAAACAAAATCAGTATTCTACCTTCCCGTCTATAGAGCATATGCCTATAGAGTTCATGAAGTATATGTCTTATTTACAGAAAGAAGAAGGGCCAGAAGTAGCACAAGCTGAACTGGCCTCTTACATGAAGCATAAGATGATTAACTCTGTTAAAGCGGCAGCTGTACCTTAGGAGCTAAAAGCTGTAACTTATACTTAATATAAAGATATTCAGGCCATAGAGCTATCTGCTCTTTCTCTGTAATATCTTGAAACAAAGAAAACAACTCATTGACTCGTTCATTGAGTTGTTCTTTTGTCATTAAGTCTAATTCTTTTTGTCTAGTGGTTGTCATTTTATTCGGTATACCTTTATAGTATCTTTAGTTATAGGGTCTATCATATCTCCCGCACTTACTTGATTAGTAGCTTGCAACATCTCCAAAGCCTCCTCAATCTCCACCTTCTTAGCTATCTTAGAGCAAGCTATATATAAATCTATCCAGTTGCAAGGTTTAGTTCTCATACACTCCAACATCTTCTGTGCTGCTTTAGAGACAGGATTATTGCCCTCTAAGACTAGAGCATGGTGCATGTTAACTTCCTCTTTCCTCAAGATAGCTATAGCTCTCTTTAGTATATCTATAGTTATATAACCTGCCGGTTTCCCGAACTCATCTACAGAAGCATCTTCTCCAAAGAGAAGACACATAGCTAACTTCATCACATGTATGTTTAGACGAGCGTAATAAGGAACCATCTCAGGAGACTTATTCGCGAACAACTGTTTCTCACATAACTCATTCCACCACTCTTGAAACCATTGTGCAGCCTCATCAGTTATCTTCACCGGCCCATACATACTAGTTAACTTCCTAATATGTTCTTGTAGATGCTTTAAAGCTTCTTCTTGTTCAGGTGTTACGTTAGACCTAAACATTGCTACATTAAATCTATTCTTGGGAGCATAGATATAGAAAGTCCGGGATGTGAAACCCTCTCCTATCAACCCTTCGTCAAAAGTAGATTGCATGAAAGATGGAGTAGTACCAGCAATAATATTAAGACAACCACGACGTACACGGTCTTTTCCGCGTGTGATAGTTGTGTATTCATAGTCCTTAGGGCAATCATAAATGCCGAGCAAGTAATTAACAGTATCGTTAGTACGCTTACGCATAAGAGAGGATAATTCTTGGAGTATGAAACAAAGGCTTGAATGTCCATAAGGTACAATACGGTGAGGTTCTTTACTTGTATCGCGATAGTTAATATACCTATATGAATCTCCTACCGCGAGTACAAGAGCTTCATATGTTATAGCGTCAGCAGAGACAGGTATTAAGAGGGGTTTAATAGTCTCCTTCTTACCCTTACCCTGTCCTTGAAATTCTGTCTTAGTAGCATTAGCTACATTAGTCTCCACAAGAGCAGCTATCTGTGCTTTCTCTTCTGTCGTCTTAGCTATATCTTTCGCACCCTCTGACATGTCAAGAGTCCAGTATCTCAAGAGATTGGTTACCTCCCTCAAGACTAGACCTTTACCAGTGCCGGGAGGACCGACTAGAATGACATACATGTTGGGGAATAGTTGTTGATTATCACTACCCATCCAAACCCTCCTTTGAAGGGCAGCTGATACTATATAGTACCATGACCAGTCTATGTAATTTTCAGGAGAAGGTAGACCTTGGGTATAAAGTCTCCACTTCTCGAAATTGCTTAAAGCCATATTAACTCTCTTAATCCAAGGGGGTTATCCGACTTCTCGTCACTCCAATTATCTTGCAGCAAATTCTCCATGATATTTAATCACAGCTGCATCATAAGCGGTCTGAGCTTCAGCTTGAGTATCCCACCAACCTAATGTTAATCTTCCTTCTTTGGTGCGTATTCTAGCTGTCCACCTATTACTTCTTTTATCCAAAACAGTCCCCCTACCGGGTGTTGCAAATCTTGCACCAAAACAATTTTCTTGGTGAGTTACTAATCGAAGATTAGACTTCTTATTGTTTAACCTATTCTTGTCTATATGGTCAACATTTAAGTCTAAGTCAGTTAACAAACAATTAAGTAAGAATCTAGATAAAATTATCTTAACCCTCTTACCATCAATCTTTGTCCAACCTACAATCTGTTTAGTCTTCCTATTTAAATGCCATTCACAAGTACCAGTAAGGGCTGTACTAACTCTCAAGTAATCTTCATCATCTATTTCAATATCAATGTTATCGTAAATTTTGTATATCATAACCAAATAAGTTCTCGTAAACCTAATTCATTTTCTTTAGTTTGAGGTCCCCAATTAAACCCACACATTTGCTCCGACTTCATATTAAACTTGGTGCCGTCAATTGGACTGACCAAGGGAACATTCATAAACTCCCGCATCTTATCCTTACGCTCTTTAACGTCTATCAAGAGACCTTGCGTCAAGTATGAATCATGACAATCGTTGAGGAAATCCCAACACTTATTATTCTCCTCTGCATACCTAGAAAAGTCTACAACAGCCTTAGATACTATCTGTCCTACTGTAGATTGAGGAGACCAAGCATAATACTCTTTCAATTTATCTTCCCACCTGTAATCTGTTATCTCATAAGGATGACCGAAGAGATTATATATTACACCAGTCTTCCGTATACAATCTTCTACCCATCTACATCTATCTGGTATTTCCGGGAACCAAGACCTATAGGCTACAAGGAAGTGGGTTGCATCATCATTTGATATAAATATCTTGCCGCCGGATTTCTCAAGGACGTTCATTCGGAATGTATTGGATTGTATACCATAATTGGCACTATGACATGTTTGTTTGGCTAGATAGTAGTACCTCTCCGACGCACTCCATTCATCACTTTTTTTAATCAAACTATCTATCTCTCGCCAATAGGGATGCTTCTTCAAGTCTGCTATAGGAGTCTCACACAATTCATCTATATTTAAGTCTTCTATAAGACCGCCCATCTGCTTGTACTTCTTCTTCCAGACATGAGCGAACAACTTTAGAGCTACATAAACGTGAGGCTTGACAGCATTAATAAATAGTTGACGGAATTGTTTATTAGTAGACTCGTAAGCTACTATAAGAGCATCAGCACCTGATTCATCAGACTGGATGAAGACATTGATTGTTAGGAGTTCTTCCTCAGTGAACACTGATATATCACCCTCTTTCAACCAATATAGACACTTCTCTTTGAGACTATCTGTAAAGCCGTCTGGTCTATAAATCTTCCTAAGAGACTTCTCATAGTTCGCCATGTTGCCACCCCAATACTGTAGTATTTTAGTGCTAGCTTTTCGGAGAGTTTTGGTGCCCCCAAGTTTCCATGTACATGAGCATCTCATGACTTACATTCTATATCCAAAGTAATACCACCTTTATCATGTACTTCTATACCTATAACTTTCCGGAGAACCCAACTACCATTCTCCTCTACCCAAGCCATTATTGGCATATCAAGTTCGGGTAACTTTTCTTTCAATTCTTTAGCTGTCATATTAGTCAACTAGTTGTGGAAACATTTCATGTGGTTTATTCTCTACAGGTGGTTCAAAAACACTACCATCATCATTGCGCCAAGGAATGAATTTCAATTTCTTGTGTTCTTCTTTATATGCCCTGAAAGCTAATATAAACATGAACACAGGATTCTCTGGATACTTTAGTGCCAGTCTATACATTAGTTTAGCCCCAAGTCCCGGTTTTCCTGTCTTAGGTGACGTGAAGAGAACAGGATACTCTAGTATAGTGTGAAAGTATTGTACACATTGTGTGGAGGAACCGGGCATTAGAGATACTTGACCTTCTCTCTTTCCACCTCTTACTTCATGCATACCTTCTTCACCTATCAGTATCTTAATTATCCTGACGTACTGCATCATTCTCCTGTCAGCTTCTTTAACTATAGCTGCTCTCTCTTGTTCAGAGTACATCATACCTTGTATAGTGGCACAGAGGTAGGGGACTATACATTGATTAGCTAAGTCTATGGACTCTCGAAGGCCGGGGGTTTTAGAAGCGTGCTTCTCTATGGCTTGGTGGACTAGATACATTGTATATACATCCTTACCGCAATACTTCATCTTCTGTGTCATGTGTTCTCTAGTTTGGTAACTTCTAGAATCACTATCCTTATGAAACTTCTCCCAAGTCCAGAGAGAGACGCAATGCCCCAAAGACTTCTCTACATCAGGATAACACCTATGTTGAGCAAGCATAGTATCATAACACTTCCTCACTGGAATATTATATTTAAATCCAAGAACAAAGAAGTCAAAGCAAGCACCATTATGAGCAACAATAATGTTATCACGTATCGCGATAGCGAGAGCGCGTATAATCTGTGGAATAGAAGTATAAGCAGGCTTATAGTTATTATCGAGTACGGGTACGTTATAGATAGTCCTACCGTCGAAAGAGAAAGAAAAGCATAATAGGTTTTGTTCTTCATAATCTGTCTCCATGTCGAAGTAGAAGTATTTAACTTTAGTATTAGTCAATACTTCTATTGCATCTTCCGCAGAAGGGTAATTTCTATAGGTTGGCCCTTCCAGATTATACTTAAAATCTCGTAAGAGTAACTTGACTTTTTGTATGTCTTTCCTAAGCCAGAAAGCGTAATTACTTCTTTTAGTCTTGCTGAATCTCTTGACGTCGCCTTCGTCTTCTTCATCTCCCTCAAGTAGTGAATCGTCACCAGTATAGTTTTTAGAATCTTCATTTAAGTTAGCCTCATGGTTTTTAGGGTCACAACAGTCTTGTGGGAAATAGGATGCTATAGCTGGTAAACCTTTACAGACTAAAGGAGAACCTCGCATCTCATTGAGTACATTACCTACTGTCTCAGGTGCCCACTTTAACATTGCTGCTTCCCCTAAGAGTAGGACACACTTAGTCTCTAGGAGAAAAGGACTCTCATCCTCCATTACACGAATGTCACACATCATGTAATTGAGTTCGGGGAATAAGAACTCGTTGAGTAGAATCCCGGCCTCACCAGATAAGAGGTAAATCTTGTCAAAGCGAGAGCCATTACTCATAATAATAGTAAGGCCCGCATATCTAGACTTTGGTAAGTTGCGGAGCACAATTACTTTTCAGTGTAAGTTGCAGTGATAACTAATTCTGTATTCTGTGATTTAGCTCTACCATACACATGCTCCGGAACTTCTAAAATAGCTGTTACTTCTGCTTCCAAAGGAACTGAACGAACTGTAGTACCAACTGGTACTACTTGGTCTCTCCAACCTAAAAATTTAAATAGCTCTTCTTTAGAAACTTTCTTTTGTATTGTGATTTTAACTTCTTCAGTCATAAAGATAAGCCGATATTATTACTCCCTCGGCAAACGGGAGGATTGTTTACCGACGAGCTTTATTTACAAGCTCTAGAACTTTGGTAAGTTCTGGGTTGTTATTTAAAGCATCAAGAGCTTGAGTCACATCATTCAACTCACGCTCAAGACGTTGTTTCTTACGGGTCAATTGTCCTGTGATAGATTCATCTGAACCACACAATGACTTAGGTGAATCGTCCGCACAACACACTTCTTGTCCCATCATATCAATACCCTTCCTTTGGAGCCACACCAAAGATTTCATCAATCTTTGGCCAGTGTTTGACGCGGTCTTTACCCGTCAAAGGATTCTTAAGAATACGACCAGCCTTAGAAGGATGGATATTATTCTTCTTGGCCTTCGTCAACTCTTCACTAGTAGGAGTAGCACGGTCTTCAATAGACTCAGAAGAACATTGAACGAGAACTACCTTGCCAATCAACTGTTTGACATTAGGATTCTCCGGGTCTTCCTTTGCACCATCCAACTTCAACTTCTCCCACAAGGAAGGTTGGTCTGGATTGTTAGACACAAATACACGAGCACGAGCAGCTTCAGTTTTATCTGCCACAACCTCAGTACCATCAAGTACCTTGGTAGTGTGATAAGTATCTTTCAACTTTATACCTGTGAGACTAACTTCTTTGTCACCAACCATCTTGGTTGCTGGACTAACCATTTCCCAGTTCAAAGTAATCATCGGATTACCAGAACCTTTAGATGGAGAGAATGATGCTCCTGTAATACGAGCACTATAATCACTATCTGTGGGGATGGGGATTTCTGCGTTCCATTTAGTTATCATTTGTTTTGTTTTGGTAGTAGGATACAAGCCATTGTTTTGTTGTTTACCGCGTTTGACAAGATACTAGTCCTTGCCAAAAATATCTTCAAGAGCTTCACCAACTTCATTCAAGTTAGTGCAATTAGTAATGTCACCCGGCTCCATCTGTTGTGTGAGAGGATTAGGTGTTGGTGATTCACTAACAATATACCCATTAGTTGTTTGTGTGATTTGTATTGTTTTGTTTTTCATGTTGGTGTCTGTTGTTTGTTGCGATACTTAGCAAATGATTTATAGTCCGCTAAAATGTACTTGGGACAATTCTTTATAGTCCCTGTCCCAGCTTTAACTAAATCGTCAGCTTGTGTCTGGAATAGCCAGAAGGTATCATTAGTCCCAGAAGCAAACCATTCATCTTCTGTCTCCTTGTCTACTTTGAAGAAGGTTCTAAAAGCGTCTAAGCGTTCTGGTGTCTTCGGTTTCTCTTTAGGCAAGACGCGGAAGCAGTCTGTAAACGCACCAGCAAGTGCATCAGCCATAGCACCAGCAATAAGAGGTTTAACTCCACCCGTCAAATCACCATCTTTATTACGTTCTACTTGCTCATGACATATCATTACTACGTGAGAGTTGACTGACTTAATTAAGTCAAGTATCTCTTTAAAGTAACGCCCTTTCAAGTCCCACTCTACAAACTTATTATATTCACCTTTCTTACTTGTAGCAAGTTGGTCTTTATTTTGGTTAAACCAATTATGGTATCCTGCATCTACAGCAGATAAACCATCAATAACAAGGGTTTGGTCTCTGTGTAATCTAGGAGCTTCAACAGTTAACCATTTAAGTAATGCATCTTTCTTGTTTGGAGGCCCAAGAAGAGCATCACGCTTTACTATACTATCACAAAATTTACCATCATAGAATGGTACTTGAATTATGTCTTTCCTGCCTGCATGTGCCCCTAGCTTCTGGTCAAAGTCCAAGACACAGGGATTCGGGAAAGTCATTGCTGCATAAGTTTTACCGCTGAAAGGTGCAGCTTGAAGTAGCAAGCGAATCTGCAATTCATCTGTCAACTGGTCTAGTGATTTACAGTTTGGGGGTGTATACATAAGGTGATTTAAGGCTTAGTTGGATACCTTCCTGTTTGTAGTATTACTGATTTAGGTGTAAAATGTTCTTCATATCTTTCTAAGAGTTTCTTAATCGCCTCTATAGATATTTTAGTACAGTTAACTTGTATGTAATCTTTAGTAGCTTCTATCTCTGCTGGCGAACCGTCATACATTATAGTTCCCATTTCGCTTAATAGTAATGAATGTTCTGCTTGTTTCATATTAATTTCCTGTCTCTTGATACCTCAAAGAGGTAACTTTGTTTGCCTGTATTGTTGTGCCGTTTAGTTTGATTCCTTGTATCTCATTAGACTCTACTGTACAAGAAGCATCCTTTAGAAGGAGAGGTAGCACTCGTTCTATAGCTAACTTGAGAGCATGTTCACTCTCGAAGTAGAATCGTGCGGAGAAAGAAATGTGACCTTCTTTAGAAGGTTGTAAGATGCGGATGTTAATTTCAGTATTAGTGTTACTCATTGTACAGTAATGGGTTGAATGACCACTGTCTAAAGTTCTGCTTCAAAAGTATACGACCTACTTGGTCATTAGTACGGCAAATATCCCAGTAAGCACACTTGCTATACGGCTTAATACATGAGCCATTAAGGATACCTTCTTTAGGTATATATCCTGTCTTTATAGCTTTTACCAACTGTTGAATCTTATCGTCTAGTGTAAGCTGGAAAGCATCTAAGTCGTTAGGAGAAATCTGGAATACATCACTCCTCTTTACCGTAGTCTTATTAGCTTCCGCATTTAAGAAGATAGCATCAATAAAACACCCTACTTGTTGTGCTCCTATCTTACCGAGAGTAGAGTCAGGATGAGCGTGGGACATGAGGCGAAGGGCTAGGAGATAGATGCGGAGTTGGCGAGAGAGTTCGTACTGTTGAAAGTAACCATTATTATCCCATGCACTAGTAGTTTTCCAATCACCTATAGCGTAACATCCGTTATGGAACTTACCTATCTTGTCTATCGTACCACAAAGATTAACTATGATAGATTCATCTTCCCAATACTTGATAGAGAAGGTTACTTCGGAAGCGGGTTGTAAATATGAATTTGCCCCTAGACAAGTTGGACACATTATTTTTGTGTCACCTATTGCACCCTTTCCTTTACACATATAACAAGGCAACTCTAATTCCAGCAAGCTAAACGAACTATCAGTAAGACAATAGTCATTCCATATATTATACCCAACGGAAGTCAAGTGTTTAGTGTCGGCTAAGAAGTCTTTTGATTTGCCCGGTGCTGCTTTAGGAACATCAAATGACTTGAGTGCTGCTTTAGTAGCTCGACTTAAATCTCCTCTTGTCTTGTAACAGACATTGAGGTACTCATGTATAGCTACACCATACACAAGACTAGCTGACGTAGACTTCTCTCTATACCCACCAGCACTCTGACCATCGTCACCTAGTTCACCTACCACTGTTAGGTAGAGGTCTTTAATACAGGCTGAATGGCCTAGAGCCGTAGCGTCAAGATTAATTATTAGTTTGTTCAATGTGATTTACTTTCTCTTAAACCCTTTAACATCACTCAAATCTATACCTAAACCTAGGAGAGCATCAAGAGCTTTTCTCTTGGCTGGTGGCATATAGTTCTTAGAGCTGCTATTGGATTTATTGTGATTTGGATTCTTTGCTTTAATTGCTCTTACTCTATCCGGTCTTGTTACATCGAAGAAAGGTTTGCACCATTCTTCTAATTCTTTATCTGTCATCTTCTCCAACTGGTCTGCTGACATTTCTAACAAATCCTCTAACTTCATACCTTAATAATCTTCACGCTTGTTTGGTCTATAGTCCAACGATAGATATTTTTGAATGGTAACAACAAGACATGTATATCCTGTTGCTCTTGGTCAGACAAGACTAGATTCTCTTTGGAAAAATATTCCTCATCACTCTCTCCTTCTATCCACTCTAACATCTTTCTGTACCATATAGGTTTAGTCTCAGATGGTGGAACATGGTCAGGTGTAAGAGCTACGAATGTATTGTTCCCAAAACCGGGCTTGTAGAAAATGTGTACGCCTATATTAGGTTCCCGCTTTACAGAAATCTGTTCTCTCCACTGTTGGTAGATACCATCTTCATCCATACGTTCTAGGAGAAATCTCAAGGATTGATTGACGCGATTGTAGAGAGTCTGCTCAGATATTCCTGTTCCCTCAGTACACCATATCTTATATCTCCACCATATATCCTGCTTGTCATTCCGCATCTGGTCAATAGCTTTCTTAATCTCATCAGCATATAGCTTAGAGTAATAAGGTGCATTAGAAGAAGCACCGTAGTTAGCAGGTTTCTTAGAAGCGAGGAATTGAATAGTCTTACGTGTGATGTCTGGCGGGAGCGGCTCTTCAGAAGATAGTGGGGGCATGGTGTAAATGAGTATTGTGATTTAGATTGGTGGGTGTAGATAAGCATTTCACTATATCAGCAACTCTAAACACTGTGTACAGTTGACTTAGAGTCAGGAGTCTTAACACTCCCGCGTTTATCTTTCGCCATACACCCGACATAAATTTGTGTACTGTAGGTGGAGATTCTATCCAATCTTCTTGACTCGGATTGTTCACATCCTTCAATCAAGCGTGCTCTCTGTAGTACTACTTTTCGATGATAGACTACTAAATACACTACTTACAGTACAACCCAACAGATGAACTTGCGAGTAACATAACTGTTGGGAAATTAAAGAGAGTAGTGTAACCCGTTAGCCTGTATCCACGGAGTCGGGATACCAATCGGCTTGCTTATACACTACTCTCAAATTGGAACTCTCTGTCCCTTAGTCTTGCAACTAAGACCACCCGTAGGTAATACGTTCCTCCGCGGTCAGAGAGTCAAGTGTAGGTTACTATTCCACCCACACAGAAGTCAGACAAGTTATAGTTACTTGACCAAACTATACTACTAACTATACACAGTCTAAGAGACCCTACGACGAGTCTTACCTTTCGACCAGACAATCTAGTAGCGATGGATTGTCGAACATACCATCTAACTCTTAGTAGAGATGAGGAAACAAACTCTACTACAGAGGAAACTTATATAGCATTTTCCATGCCAATTGTACCAACTCTAGAGTCTCTATCATTAGTTAATACAACCCCATACGGAGTATCGCACAATGTATTGCTGCAATGAGCGTACATTGTAAGGGACTTGTAGTGAACCATTCTCCAAGTGTTCTCCATACTCTTTTAGAAATGCCTCCCCGCCCTGTAAAGATTTACAGATAGGTACTATATCACACTTCCTGTTTGAGAGAGATTGTATAGAAAGACTAAGAGTACTTATACGAGCATACAAGTCCTCGCGGAATGTCTTATGCTCTACCATCTTCTCTAGATTTTTATTGGTAGCAAAGACAAACTTACAGGTAATCTCTTCATCATCCTTACCTCCTACTTTCCTTATAGTCCGCTCTTGTAGAATACGTAATAGCTTAGCTTGCATAGGTAATGGAAGTTCACCTACTTCATCTAGAAACATAACCCCATTAGCCGCATCTATTACTAGCCCATTCCTAGTAGACTCCGCACCTGTGAAAGCTCCTCTTACATAACCAAAGAGTTCTGCCTCAATTAAGTTCTCTGGCATAGCTGCACAGTTGATTGCTCTTGTGTGACCTGTCCTATTGTATATCTGGGACTTAGCAATTATCTCTTTGCCGGTTCCTGTAGGGCCGTAGATAAGTACTTCGTTAATAACTTTAGAAGCCTTAAGAGCTTTCTCTTTCATCTCAAGAGTCTCATCGTGTACTGTAATAAACTTACCTAAATGCAGTTCGCCGGGACAGAGAGTGTCTTTGATGAACCAGAATCTTTCACCTATGGGAACATCAGCAAAGATACCCACATTAACTTTACCATCTGCTACACCTTCTAGTATAGTGTACGGAAGTTTAAACTTATCTATCCATGTCTGTGCTGTATCAACGAAGTCTATACCATTCTTCAAGTAGAGTTCCAACTTCTGTCTTGAAGGTATAGGAGTTGTGTCTTGTGGAGGAGGTTGTGATTTTAGCGGGAAGGCCATATGTTAATTAAGAAACTTTACATTCAACTTTTCTAATTGTTTAGGCGTAAGATTTGCTACAGATACATTAGCATTATAATGTAAGAAAGCATCTTCTGCTATATCTCTTACATCTTTAATTGTAAGAGCCTTGGTATCTGTCTCAACCGCTAGTACTGCATATTTAACTTTAAGTTTCATTTCTTTCCTTTCTTCTTAAGAGCTTGGCTAAATATCTTAGCCTTCCAAGTATCATACATACTAATAGCCTTGTCACCTGTGTAGGTAACTGTGTGATTTGCGGAGAGTTGAAAAGTACAGACAGGGTACCATATATCTATAAGCTTATTAGCTATTGCATAATCCAAAAGGTAAACACCAGATATATGTTTATCGTATGGGTTAAACATCATTCCATGAACTGTTGGCTCTAAAGGTTTTACTGGACAAGTATAACCAGACTTAGACTTCCAATACAGAGTAGCCCATTGACATTTTGTGAGGTCGAGAACTAGTGATTTAGGTGCTATCATACATCAAACTCCTCAGCATATTGTGTCTTACTGTCTGGCTCATCCGACCAATCTGCTTTAGCTATCTCATGTTCTACTCTCCTTGCTTCTAGTTCTAAATCTTCATAGAACTTATCGTCTGGTGCTTCTGGTTTAATGGGGTGTATCATGTGATTTTATTTTATTGATTGTTATTTGCATCTTTTTCTTTATCCTCTTAATTCTACATAAACAAAGAAGAATGCGAAAGAAAGTTATAAGCCAAAGTATGGCTACGATAACCCAAGCTATCTTTAGCACTACTTCAATAGGGTCTGTAGAATGTACTATTCGTTGGACTATATTCATAGGTCTATTTCATTACGAAATCCGACGTATATTGGACTTCTTGGTTTGATTTTCTGCCCAAAGGGTTTGTGCTTTATCACTATAGTCTTTCCTAAGAAGGCTTCTCTATCCCACCAAATATCTGCTCGTCTCCCATCTGTCAACCCTACACCTGTACCCACTCTTACTTCTATACCATTCTCTAGTCTACAGATGAAAGCTCCTAGTGTACCTTTGCCTATAAGTTTAGATTGACAACTGCTTCTATCCATCTTACCCACCGCATTTCTCTTAATACTATTCCCATTGTACATCTGTTCCTCAAAGCCTATGATGGTACATTCTGTTCTTATGAAGCGAGCTAACTTAACTAGGTATTGTTCCTTGAGGGTTGAACGGCCTTGTTTGTAGGGTGAGTCAGGTAGGCGGAAACAAATGCCTTCGCCTTCTTGTTGTTCACACTGCTTGAAATAGTTTAATAGTTCTTCTGGTGCATAACATATCCATGTACCATCATACTTAACATCTGCCCAATCTAGATTAATCTCTTGTAGTATATAGCTTAGTCTTGCGCTATAAACTCTTATATGCTTATCAGTATCACCAAAGAACCAATCCAACACATGAAACTCTATCTCACCCTCACGCTCATGACTCTCCGACATAACTATAGATTCCACTTCATCATACGATAAGTGTGGTGCCCATAGTTCCATATCGAAACCATAAGGGAGTTTCATGCTCCTCATCCTTATACTCACATTAGGTATAAGGTTTAGAGTGCGGGAGCGTAGGTCGTCTAGTCTTATGGCTCGTATGCCATCCTTCTTAAGAGACGCTAAGACAGGATACTTTAACTTCCCCATCGCCTGTAAGATAGACTCATCTGTGTGTGGGTCGTTAGGCTTGAGAAGGGAGGCAGCAAGCATCGGAGACTTGAAAGGTGTCATAAATTAATAGATATACAACGGTTCCAATTCCAGATTCTAAAGTAGAAATGTATGTTATGCTCACCTTTGTATAACTGAAAGCCTAATATCTCTCTTATTATACTCTTACCTTCACCTACCCTATAGATTGCTATCTTCATTCTTCCTCTCCTTCTTCTAAGTCATCAGGACTAGATTCTTCTGGCAAAGTATCTATATACTTTTGCGCCGTAGAAGTATCATCACTAGTCACCATCTGACTCCAAGATTCTTTATGTTTAACTATCTTCGACAAACACCTAAGACCTCTATTCGCAATGTCCGCAACTCTCGATTCTATCGTTCCGTTGTAGAATATGAGACGTTGGACTGTCTTAGATAGAGATGTAAGTCGCGGGACCCGGCCTACACCTTGTACTAGTTCTATGGGAGACCAAGTAGGGCAGCCTAAGACCTCCCGTTCCCTCACAGGTACTAGAGGAATATCTTCTTCAACTGCATAACCCGACTCTTTCCGGCGGCATTTAAACTTAGTCAGTTCATCGGAATGGTGAAGTGATAGACCAACACCACCAGCCTTAAGAGTGTAAAAGCAATAGAGACTATCACCTCGCTGAAACTTATCTATCTCTAGTTGACGAGCCTCAGGAGTTTGTATACCTAGACGTAGATACTCTGGTATATCCATTATCTCTCTATCTTCCACATCATCTAAGTCTACTGTCTCTAAGAGTTCCTCTTGAGTCATCCCTAGAGCATCTAGTTGCTCCTGTGTCATCCCCATTATCTTCTTCTTCTGCTTCTGTGCTTTAGTAAGTTGAGTCTGACCACCGCCCCATATGATAGAGATTTTCTCGCGAGGTACTCCATACTTCTCTACTAGAAGTTGAACAGTTTTAATGATAGAGTTCTTAAAGGAGAAGAAGCAAACAGCAGCCTTATTCTTCTCCTCAACAATCTTATACATTTCATCAGCTATATGACCTGACCTCATTAGTTCAGCCTTCATGCGGAAGATAAGAAACTGAACTAAAATCTCTAGACCATTACCTTTGCCGGTCATTGCAGCTTCTGACTCTGCTTTAGCCTTCTTCTCTAGATAGTCCTCCCACGCCTTCATGTACTCCCGCTTCTCCTCAGCAGTCTTAAAGTTAATACGTTCAATAGAGTTGACAGCCTCGAACTGAGGACGTACACCTTTGACACGAACTACATACTCCTCCAAGTCAGACATGAGACGTTCACAAGCTGCTTCATTATATTCCTCAGGAGAAGAAGGATAAGCTATAGCTTTAGCATAAGAGGGCCAAGTCTCATTAGTTAGGATAGTACCTTCTGGAAAAGCTGTACGTTTACCATTGATATAATCTAGTGATTTCCCAGTAGCAACAGCAAAACACTTAGCCTCTATGACTTTAGTAAAGGGAGTCGCGGAGACAAAAGCTTGCTTAGGTCTCACACGCAAAGGCATATCGTTAAGAGCGCAAGCTATCTGGTGTTGTTGACTACCAGCATTCTTGAGGACTTGACACTCATCCCATGGTATGAAAGCTGGTTGAATACCTTTCTTCCATATCCATTTAGTTACCTCTTCTCCTTCATCTAGTGTTACTTCCTCTTTCAACCAATACTGTCCAGCTCTAGACCTCAGCATCTCTATGTTAATAACTTCACACATATCGACATCAATGTTGAAAGCATTCTTGAGGACGCGGGAAGTCTGTGTAACTATGGAAGCTTTAGTTACATAGACATAAGGTATATGGGAAAATGTCCTACCTTCATGAAACTCTGTGTCTATAAAGTGCCGTATCAAGTCCCCTACAATACCAGTCTTACCAGTTCCGGTTCCCGCAAGAATCATGACTACGGGTTTATCTTTAAGTATCTCTATAGCTTCTGAGACAGCCTTCTTCTGGTGCCAGAAAGGATGCCAGTCTTTGGAGATATTAGGAGAGCGGGTGTATAGATAATCGTTATCGGCTGTACGCTCTAGCTTGGAAGGCGTTACTGATTTAAGGACTCGCGGCAAGTCAGTGACAATAGTGTCTCTAACTTCTCGCTTGTTGGACTCTCCAGACTCTCTATCATTGCACTCTTGAATCTTATCCAAAGCCTTTGTCGCAAGAGATACTCCGTTGACCTCTTGACTAGCTTGAGACGGCACTTCCCTGACGGCTTGAATATCCGTACTTTGTAGTGTGGTGTTATTTTCATAGAGTGGTTTCTTAGATGATTCTTCTATCTCTTTTTCTAGCTTGTCTTTTAGACTAGCCAAAAAGTCTTTTAGTTGAGGAAATGTTAGCTCACCTTGCTTATCGGCAAATTTAGTGTTACGGTATTCTTGACTGTACCCTAACTTACTTAAGACGCCATTCCAGTCTCTACTTATACTACCAAAATTCCAAGCAGACAAGACACTATTATGATGTTCTGTCTGTTGGTCTCTAAGAGTCTTCTGTCTCTTTTGTTCTAGAGTTAGTTTGGCCATACTTATACCTTAGTCTTACGAAACTTAAAATAGATATTAGGCCAGTCATATAGATTCCAATAAGTAACAGGATTCCACACTTTAGTATAACCATATCTAAAGTTATCTTTGTAAGTGAACTCTATTGGAATACCACTATCAAATAACTTCTTCCATTTGTCTAAAGTTCTCTTTGAATTTTTCATTTCAACTCCTCCTCTTTTGTTACAAGTTTAGGCATTCTCTCAGGACATATAGCTCTTATGTTCCCGAACTTCTTCTTAGAGACAAGAGCATAAGCTGTACTCCTCGCCGGGTCTTCTGGAAATTGTAGTTCTTGCATAATGAATCGTGTAACTATCTTCACGTTAGCCTCCAGTATCCATCTCGCTATACGTTCTTTCTCAGAACGGTCTTTCTGTAACTTCCAATTAGTACTACTATTGTACCAAAGAGGATAGTCCCACAGCTTAGGAGACTCTAAAGGAGAACCATCCCAATCTGTAAACTGGACTCTATACTCTGTCCCCTTGTTGAAGTGTTGAGCTAATATCTCTCCGGTCTCTTGGTCTGGGAGGTCTCGAATACCTTTCAACTCTTTACCTAGAGTTAGTTCGAGGAAGGCTTGAAGGGAGACTGTAATGGTTTTCATGTATTGTGATTTAAATACTTAAGTCAGTAGTCATGGTGGAGTCGAACTCACTAGGCTCGATAATAACACCTTATCAAGACAGATACCACTACTGTCATACATGACTACTGACTTAAATACACATACTATAACTGGTATGTGAGCAGTTGAGGAACCAATCTACAACTTACGCCGCACTCGGAGCAGGAGTAGACTTCGAGGGAGAGGCAGCTTCCTTAGCAGCCTTAGCAGCAGCACGCTTAGCAGCAGCAGCCAAGTGCTTCTTCTCCAATTCACTATACTGCAACTTGAGAGGTTTAATCTTCTTCTGGACAGCCTTCATCTGTTCAGTGAGACGGATATAGTCTTCAGGGAACTTCGGCTGACCGGTCGCATCATCAGTCTCATATTTGTCATCCATGACAATCGTCTGAGCTTGGTCAACCAAGTCACCAATCTGTTCCTGCAAGTCACCCATCGTGGCAGCGCCGGACTCAAAATCAGCCCATGCGGAGATGACTCCATCCATGTCAGTGATACCAGTCGTCTTGTCAGTCTCTTCGACCCAAATGTCCATACCAACACGACGAAGGAAACGGGTGAGGATAGTGTTGACTGTGCTATCACCCATGAACTTACGACCATTCTCCTGGTTGGAAGCATCAACTTCCAAAGTCCAGAACTCTTGTCCTTTACGGTCAGAAGTCTTGCCGAATTTAGTGAGACTCAAAGGCAACGACACTTCATTGCGAGAGACTACAGGTGGATTTTCTTTAGTGTATGTAACAGTACTCATATGTTTGATTTGTTTATCTACTTAACGAGATATTCTCTTTGTTGATGGTGTCTCGTATTCTAGTTCACCATTTAACCCATCTATAGTGTGGGTGAAATTAACGACGAAATATAAGAATATATAAAACACAAACATAACAATAGCTAATGCTACTAGTTGGTGTTTAATACCCTGTGTATTACAATAAATGTCATTGAGACAATGTGATTTGGGCGTCTGTCATAAGTAATTAGTTTGTGTAAGAGTGATTTACTAATTGTCCTTGTTGCCCTTAGCAATTTCCATGCCAAGTGTTGTATTAGGTAGTTATATAGCTTAGAGAAGACTAGTCTTTACTGCCTTTCATAGCGGCTGTGATGGCGGTGCGCCAAGTTTTCTGACTGGCTGCTGTTGATGGATTAAACTTGAAGTGTTCATAAATATGGACTGTTCTGTGTTTATCCATATAATCCAACCTTTCTTTATCCTCCACTAATCCCGCCGCATGTTTGGTAAGGATTTGTTTTATTTGTTCTAAGTCTTCTGTTGAAAATGCTATAGGTATCTCATGCTCAATCTCCTCACTCGCCTCCTTAATCCAGTCGGGTGAGGTGGGAATAGTAACAACCTGTGATTTTCTGCGTGTTGTATCACGCAGGTAATTATCATTTAAACGAACAGTAGAGCAACCGTCTGCGTGACCGTTCATTTCACCACATATAGAGCATTGTTTCATAGTAGGTGGGGTGGGAGGAGTGGCGCGGGTGTTCCATCGTTGAACTAGATTTATATCTGGATTAGTGCCATCAGTTGAAAAGGAGCGATACATGTTCGCTCCACATTTAATACAGGCAATGAATCGTCCGGTATAATTGGGATGGAAGCCTTGATTTGCAGGTTGTGAGGCTTCTCCGCCACAAAACGGACACGGCATCAATGCTTGTTCTTTGTTGGTGGGCGCAAGTTCTGGTGCGTCCGTGGGCATAAAACACTGCTTACACATCCACCCATCACCATCAGGTGCTTGAATAATATCAGCATTACAACAAGTAGATTTCATAGGCATTAATTTGGTTTCTGGGGGCATGGTGGCTATTCAGTTTTAATTGCTTCGATTGCTGCTTTGTTTCTACTCTCGATGCGCTCAATGGCCTTTCGTGCGCTCGCTATAGCTTCTTTTTGGTTTGGTAGCAGAGTTGGCGTCAATTCAATGCCTTTCAACACTCCGCTTATTGTGCCTATGTCATAAGCATTTTCCGCTAAATCACACATTTTCATTTGTCAATCCTTTCTTCGTTGGTTTGTTTCTGGGGACATGTTAGTTCTTAGTTATTTGCCAGATGATTGGAAAGCACGGTATCAGGCAAAGATAAAACGTGCGACGTTGCCAAGTTCCAATTCTGAATCCTTCGCTTACTTTGCCTTTCTCGCCGACCTTGATTTCAGTCTTCCAATATAAGCCAATCCAACAATTCTGAGGCACAAATTTAACCTTCATATCACTTCCCTTGGTTGAGTTGGTTGGTGGAGAAATGCTGGCAATTCTTTTTATGCTCAATAAACCAAAGCCAAGCACTTACTGGTAAATGAGAATCTTGTCGTTCGCATGAGGAACATATTTGACATAACAGTTCTTCCTTTTTCCTATTCTCCTCCAAAATCCGTTGGCCGGAGGTGGAGTTGTTTATGGCTTTGAATAAAGCATCTTCATTGTGTGCCGATAGTCTTACTATGGTGCCATGAACTTCATCGTCTTTATGGTACAAAATAGTGTTCAACGCCTCATTCTTTTCCGCACACGCAGCTTCGAGGGTGGTGAGTTGGGATTGGAGATGTTGAATCTGTTGTTTTAAATTCCAGACAATATCTTCTTTGGTATTCTTGTCTTGCTCCAACTCCTCCACCCTCTCAAGCAATGGTTGGGTGGCTATGAGTTCACGTTCGAGAGTGGTAGCATGATTTACCATTTCTTCATAAACTTTAAAAAGTTTGACAGGAAATGGCAGTTTGCTTATTTTTGCGTCCGTCCTCCGTGTCGCAATCTCCTCAATCTTTTGTTGGGTGGGTGTCATAGCTTTCTCAAAGAGTTGTTTTCTGGTTACGGGCGGAGAGGATGGCTTTCTTGTAAATACCAGCAGTTGAAAACAACAGACTAGTACCTAAAGAACGTGATTCAGGGTTAGCATTGACAGTAGATTCGTTATAACCTATCTCCGCCGCCTCAGTCATTCCGGTTTTGAAAGCGTCGAGTTGGATTAATGATATTGTTTCAGTTAAAGCAACATCAGGGCATTGATACGCCAGTGCAAGTCGTTCTAAAGCTTCTTTTGGTGTTAACATAAATCAAAAATTTGCCGGACATAGACAGGATTTGAACCTATAATAGTTAACTATACTTAGCAGATGCTAGTGAAAGTATTATGTTTCACATTCCGCCACTACATCCGGCAAAAGGAATGATGGGTTAGTAACATTTTATTAGTTTCGTCATCAGGAAATATATTTATCGAGTTCGCTATAAGATTGCTACACTCTATCCTTACACGGTTACCAACCCATCAAAATTAAATGTCCGAGTTACGCTTATCGGACTGGTTGCCGCGTTGGAATTGAACCAACTTCTAATATTGAACTAAGCTAGCCGTTCAACATCCGCAGTCACCATGACTACCATAACGGCATTAAACTGTAGCTCCCGCCACCGATTCGAACGGTGGATTGACCAGACTATCGTAGTTGTATACGGTGCAAATAAGGTCATTACTTTTGCATATGTTTCGTCAGTAGCGTCTACCATTCCGCCACGGGAGCATTAAATTTACTTCCTATACGACAGACCCTTCATCACTAGAACAAAGCATACAGACAGTATCAGTAAATCTGTAAGACATGTGTTGTGGAAATGGCGGACTGTGAGCCAATCGATAGAGTAGTGAGCCATATAGTTAATTATTAATAAACGTCCAATACAACACAAAACCTTTCTTCTTGACCCACTGATAAGCTGACATGTAGCCTTCTGTATCTTTGACAAAGGCTAAATGGACTCTAGGTGTCATGTGTTGGAGGTAGAGCATAAAATTAAAGATAGTTAGTGAAGCAGGAACCGACCTGTTGTTTATCACTTGGCTAAGTGGGTTACTCTAGGTTCTCGAAACCTACACCTGCACATGAGTGATTACTAGGACTGCACTTCGGGTAACCCGACGCTCCCTTTGTAAGGTACTATCTTTTATCCTTCTCACTATCAGCCGCCACTCACTAACTATCAAAATTTAACGTCTAATGACTAGATGGACATATAGTCACACTAGTTTGCCATTAGACGGAGCGTCTGTTATGCGCTCAGAAATTATAAGTAGTAGATTGCCTCTTTAAAACTGACTAAAGAGTTAATTGTTTTAAGGTCTCTAGATAACCTCTACTACTTCTTACACAATAAACTGGTTCATATCCTCCACAGAGGAGTCCTCTTTTCTTTTCAGGTGAGTGTTTAACCTATCATTGTGTAAATCATGAAGGTTATTAACATAGTCAGAATTCTACTGGCAAAGTATTTCTACTTTAGAGGGGAACATTATATATTAATAACCAAATGGTTGACTCTGTTGGACTCGAACCAACACTCAACGGCTTATGAAGCCGTAGCTTCACCTTTAAGCTAAGAGTCAGTAAATTGGTGCCCATTTCTCTACTTAAAGAACTTAGTATTCTAGTGTTTAACCAGATACCCGGATGGCAAAGAAAGCACAGTAGTATGTTTCTACTGATATTCTTACTTAGCATTTCTCATGCCAAGTTGTATTAGTGTATAGTAAAGTCTCTAAAGGAACTACTTCTTAAATGCCGAAGGAAAACGATAGCGAGCTTCCGCTTTTGTGAGACGATTACACTCTTCCATTTCATGTTTATCAAATAAAGCAGGATACCATTCTGAAGTATCTATATCGCAGAACATACCTTCATTAGGCTTATCAAGTTCAAAACGATAAAGACGAGTGTGATTTGATATATCCTTAGTGTAATACCAATGTGTTCTTGCTTGGGGCATAATAGTTCTTAGTGTTAATGGTTGTTATAGGTTTGAAAGGGCCGGCTCTTAATCAGCCTGTTGTTCTGTCTCCTTGATATGAACACGAATCTTACCAAAAGCGTTGAGTCTTTGTTCTTCTCGCAAACACCATTCTAACAAAGATTTGTCAAATGCTTCTTTGGTCATAGGATGACTGGTGTAAAATCAAAGATACTACGTTTCTTATGGAGAGGGTTTATAGCACACATAATGTTTGTAGAGTCAACTAGTCTTGTTCTCCTCCGCGCTTCGCGCTCCGGGGCCTTATTATCCGTATGGTCAATTGGTGAAAGATGGATGGTTGAATATACGTTCTAAAGGAACTAAAGCTCTACCCTGCGGCTTCTTACCTTGTGACTTAGCCGCTCGACGAGAGACTATGGGTCTTGCTGTTCGAGAGGAGAAGTGTCTTGCGGCCGAATAAGCTGAGAGACGTTTGAATTCTTGGGGGGTCATATCATTTCCAAATTCTTATTTTGTGAGTTAAACTACCACAAGCCATATGTTTACCTTTGTGTCCTTTTTTTCTGGTACACATATAATTATCTTGTATAGCTGGACAATCACTTTTTCTACCTCCACATCCTGTACATTTGTTTTTAGGTTTAGTCATAAACACCAACTACCACAGAGATTGATATAACTACAGGTAAGAGGTAGTGTTGGAAGGAAGGTCTAATGGTAATTGGTGTTTAGGGCTAATATGCACTCTGCATTGATTTACAGGCTTGTGACTGTTGATAACTATCAGTAAACACAGAGGTATATTATGTGAAGTGATTAGAGACACACAACATACTCTTAATGTATTTCAATCTATACTCTCGATTGCCTAGAACATACGGAGTTCTGTGCTTACTGGGCAGTTATCAGCTGCATTGCATATTAACACTTAACCACCGATAAACCCCTCACTCATTGTTGTCTAGCGTGAGGAACAACATTTAGGATGATTAAAATAGAACTATCAACTGACCTATTTCAACATCCTTTTGTAAAGGTGCTAGTTGAACATGCGTTTCAGTCCTATCGGGTTGCCTCCTTATACATATTGAGTTGCGACCTCCATCACCTACAGTATTAGGTGCTATGGTTGATAGTTCTAGTCTAACCACCCTATGCGTCAACCCTTACTAATTATCGTTTTCGCACGGTGGTACGGAAAGAAGTTGTATATTACTCATTGACCTGTTATCTTGGGAGTAACACTCAATTCTTGCGAAATGAGGAAATTAGTCATCTTTTCACACTATTGCTAGTATGTAAGTTTCTACTCTACCAAGTTTGCGTCAGCTATACATTTAACTGCCATACATAATCTTGCATGGACTTCATTACCTAGCAGAGCTAAAGTCTCATAGTCTGGCTATAATAGCGGTGTCATTGACTAATTTAGCTTTTAGGTTGTACAAGTAGTCTTAGCATAAATCATGCCAATGTTATCTACTGTATAAGCCTTGTACTACTGGACTATTGCTATCTATGAGTGTGCGGGTACTGTTGCTTTAAGAGCCGCTCGACAGACTAATCTAGAAACATTCGCTTAAAGACTAGTTAGCCTTACTTAACATCCCGATGCATTAGGTGCTGTACTGTTGAGAGAAAATGTCCCTTAGAGTGGAGTCTTGCTCTAACACTCTAAGGGCGTGAGACTGTGCTTATTCCTTCACTGACAGAGTATCAACCCACTTCTGCAAGTCTTCCCGCAAAACCCATTTGGTTTTGCCGAACGAGACTTCATTCTTACCCGCGTCACCGGCCCATTGGATTGCCCTGACGACTGCCAAAGGGTTAGTCATGGTGACTCCCTTTGCTTTGCTGGCATCCGCAATGGTAACTTTACCATTCTCCCCCGCCTTACCAATTTTCATGGTGGCGGAGACGTTGCGGAAAGCCGCACCAGCGTCACTACCAGCTTGCTTGGCAATCTTTTCCGCTTTGGCTGGTTCAATGCCAAAGATGCTCTGACACGCATCATAGATGCGTTGCATCTCCGCACTGTATCGGCCATTGCCAAAGTTGGGCTTGGTTGATACTTCAGTTGTGTTTTCAAGTGTCGCGTTCATGTTTGTTCAGTACTGTATGGAGTTACTAGCTAGGCGTTGTGCCTAACCGTTTTGTGAACACTTAGAGCGTCCACAAAATTGTGAGTCTGACAAACTATTGGCGTGACACAGACAGGTCACTAGTGATACACTAGTGTCTTGGCAAAGCGTAACCTGTTGGCTACACCGCCTTACCTACCAGCACAGAGTCAAAGAACTACCAGACACTTAGCATCCCTCATGCCATGCCAATGAAAGGTGTAAGATGTTGATAATCAACATATTGTAGATTGTCTGTTTGGAGTGACAGTGTAAGGTAATCAGACAACTATCCTAGGAAAATCGGCCTTTAGGCCAGTTAACTAATTGATACTCAACAACTTACAAAGACTGTAAGCTATCTCGACAACAGGTGGACAATTATCTACACTCTTTGCATAACACCCTACTATTCAACCACTTAATCTCACTCCACTAACTGTAAACCTTTCCAACGGTCTGAAAATCCGGCCTGCTGGCCAGTCTAAATACTTACAGCTAAGCCACTTAGCTAGACTCTAGGCTCGCTTCGCTCGTGGTACATATTAGTTACCGCTTACAATGTACATACATAGTTGACTAGTTAACTAGCAGCATTATCTATGCCAATATAGTTGGCACACTCTTTGCTAAAAAGCATCTATCATGCCATCTTATTAGACTATCAGTAGATTGTATTAACATCTAATAAACCTTAAATATTAATAATTATAATATACAATCGGTAATAACCTTTATTTTATAAAAATATTAATAATATATATATATTACTAGTTATATTAGTTAATACAACTCCAAATAACTGGCCCCCACCGGAGGGAGGGAAAAAGCATTTTCGACCCTGTATCAGTATTAAATACAAGTATATTGTATATGTATTACGCATTATACAGGGTCTAAGTGGATGATTAATAAAGGTTAAATGAGAGACTAATAGTGTGCCAATGTGACACTATTCTAAGTGTAGTAGTGAATCTTATAGAGTCATATTGACACACTTACTTAACTTTACTAATTATCTACAGCCCGCACCCTTTAAGAGTCATTACTTACACTAATATCTAATGACCTACTATTAGTTTGTCTAATAGAAAGAAACCAGAAGTTAGAATGCGAAGTGGAACTATACCTCTCTTAGAACACAAGCAATTTCAAGATTTAACCTACGTTTAATAGAACTACTAATAGGGGTCAGAAGAGTAGTCTTTAGAGGGTGGCATGATTCTTGCTAGTAGAAGTAACATGAGTAGACATATTATTATAGGTAAGAGTCTCCAAGAGGCTATGATAGAGGATTTTTCTCTAGAGTATGCACAACAGAAGAAACTTCGGGATACAGAACCTAACAGTCCTCATGGTCTTAGGGCTAGCGAGAGGATGAAGGTTATATCTCAATCTATCGAGGAATTAAAGATGCAAATCAAGAATCCTGAACGTCATGCTATGATGATTCATGGTGGATATAGTAAAGAAGAGATGGATAGGATAGAGCATTTACCGCGTAACCTTAATGGAGTCTAGTATGTATATTATCAATCAATTTTGCGGATTCTGGTTCACCCTACAAACTCCCGAACAACAGTGGCCCCCGACCCTTTTAAATTTGACTAAACTGTCTTAAGATGACTAGTTCTGACGCACAACTTGTTAAAGCTTACGAAGCAGGAAGAACTCCTGATGAGATAGCTGAAGAGTTTGGTTTTTATACTCACCATGTAAAAGCCCGGCTTATGGCTATCTCTACTACTTATCGTAAAGCTTGCGGTCAGGAACCTGAAGGTGAAGATGAAGTTAACTTTTCTAGAGATGAACAGTTAACCATAAAAAGAGAACTCTTCCAGATGGCTATGTCTACAGAAGACCAGCATCTTAAAGCGAAACTTTTGTTAAACTTACGGGATGACGGGAAAGGTAGAAAAGATATAGTGAGGGACATGAAGAATAACGGGAACATCAATATCATGCAACTAATCAATAACTCTATCTCTCAAGCCTCTCAAAGCGCTGACCATTTAATAGCTTCTGTAGGACGTAAGACACCTAAGACAATTGATGCCTAATCAACTAGACATTACTTCTTTCCGGAAACTTAGTCCTCACAGCCAAGAAGACTTCTTAGCTGATGGGGGTATTATAGTTTCTACTACCACTGTTCCTTTGGAGAGTGTGATTTCTCTCCCTAAGGAGGGTGGCAGTGGGAGTAGTAAGGAGTTGGAGGTTGGCTTTGTTGATGTATTGCCGTTACATGTCAATATTGAGACTCCTCCAACTCCCCAACCTTCTGCGAGCGTAGCGAGCGGTTCGAGTCAACCTCAGCAAGCTGAGCAACCCGAAGTCAAGAAAGAGTATAGTGATGAAGAGAAAGCTTTCATAGGTCAGTGGACAGAGGGGTTTGATATACCAACTCCTGTCCATCTCCTAATGATTCTCGATGATGATATAAGTTCCGGCCGCCACCACTTACACCCTTGGCAGATAGAGTTCATGCTAGATTTTGCTTATGAAGGCCACACTAAAGATAACCCCTTTTATGCGGCAGTTCAAGCAGCTAATGGTTCCGGCAAAGATAAGTATGTAGTCGCGGCTTGTGCAGTATGGTTGTGTATGAGGTACTCTAAGGCTAGAGCTGTCACAACTAATGGTTCAGGTGCTCAGTTGGACAGTCAGACAGAACACTACATCAATGACTTGTGTGAGTCTGCTAACCTTAAATGGGCGGGAGGTAAGGAACTTATATGGAAGTGTACTTATAGGTACTATGAATGTATACCCACTAAGTCACCCATCACACTCTTTGCGACAGATGAACCTAACAAAGCGGAAGGTTATCATCCTCTCAAGGCAGGAGGTAAGATGGCCATATTCGCATCTGAAGCTAAGGCTATCCCTGATGAAATCTTTGGAGCACTCACTCGTTGTAAAGGATTCACCCACCGTATTGATGTTTCATCTCCCGGTCTCCCTATAGGTTACTTCCACACCCAATGTACCAATAGTGTAAATCGCCGGACTTTCGATAGTATTACAGATAAGTCCCCCGGTTCTACAATTCTCTATCATATTACAGCTTTCGATTGCTCACATATTAGTGAACAGGAAATTAAAGACTTTGCAGATAAGTGTCCATCAGGAGTTAATGACCCTCTTTATATCTCTGGTGTTCTAGCTCAATTTACCACTACAGATGAGATGGTGGTTATACCTTATGCTTTCATCATGTGGGGTTATAAGGATGCTCCTAAGAAAGTAGAGTGGATACAAGAACCTTTCAATAAAGGTGGTCTAGACCTTTCGGATGGTGGAGCTGAGACTTGCTTAGTAGTAAGGAACGGGAACCGGCACTTGAGGACTATACCATTTAAGTTCCAAGATACACAAGATACTATACACTTCTTGGAAGATAAGTTTGGTGAGAATGCTCTTACACATAGGGATGCTTTAGTGTTCTCTGATTGTTGTGGTATAGGTAAGCCTATGCTTGACCAACTAAAGTCTCGTGGGTGGTCGAATATGAGATATGTGGATAGTAGACATAAGAGTTCAGATAAGAAGGTCTACTTTAATAGAGGGACAGAACTCTTCTTTAATATACGCTTACTCCTAGAACGCAAAGAACTAATAGTTGAGTACGATAAACTCTTGTGTTCTCAGTTGTCCGGTCGTTATTATAAGTTGAGAGATGGTACTGTAAGACAGTTATTAACTAAACTAGAACAGAAGTCTCGTGGGTACCCTTCACCTGATAGAGCTGATGCTTTTAACTTAGCCTTCTGGGACTATAAGACTACTAGAACTTTTAAAGATTATCATGAGTCAGCTCCTTCTACTCCTGAATCTATGGTAGAGATAGTCAAACCAGTAAGTGATTTCTCCCTAAGACAGTGGGCTAGTAGTGATACTACTAATCTAGAGTCTTTTAGGAAGAATGTTAGTAAACATAAACCAATAACCTATCTACAACGTGAGTTGGATAGGTATTTAAGAAAGAACTAAAGTATATGGATAAATGTCCAATGTGTGGTTATGCAGAACAAGTGGGTGGTGTTCGAGTGAATACTATCATGAACAATTATGTCAATGAGAAAGGAGGTGTCTGCTGTCTTAATAGTGGTGAGGAGAAGATTGAGCAGAAAGATAAGGATGGTAATTATATAGGTGTTCTCATTCGTCAAGATTTGTGGAAAGCTAAAGTTTCTATAAAAGAAGGTAAAGTAGAAGTTACTCCTACTACTTCTACTACTCCTACTATAGTCAATCGTCTTGAGACACTTCCTTCTACTCCCGAAGTTCCCAAGACTAATCCTTTCGCCTCTGTGAAAGCTCCTACACCTCAAGAAGGGCCAATTTAATATGAAGAAAGATGAAGGTTCACAAGAAGAGGAAGCAGCAGAGACACCTGAGGAAGAGGCTAAAGAAGGTGTAGTTATACCTGAAGAGTTTCAACAACAAGTGCACGAACTAATTAGCAAAGCTAAAGACAAACACCACTTGAATCACATCCGTGATAGGGTATATGCTAAGGAAGATGAGTTGAGGAAGGAAGAAAGTAAAAAAGATAAGGGCTCTAAAGGTAAAGGTCCCACAGGAACTATGGAAGTAGAACCGTCTATCGAAGGTTAATATGAGTAACATGAATCCTCCCACAAATAACACTGAGTACATCAATACTCTAGACTATAAAAAGCTAGAG